CCTACTGTTATTCCTGTTTCTGAATTTAATTTATTATAATAGTTAGTCCATGAACTATAATTTAATGTATTACATGCTAAGAAATCTATATTTTTAATGTTAAAATTAGTAATTATTTTTTTCATGAAATCAAAATTAGATTCACTATCAAATGGTTCATTATTTAAAAATTTAGTGACATTTTCCTGACCGTGACAAACAACTGCAATTCGGCTAATATTAGTAAATGATTTAATTATATAGTTTAATATTAAGTCTGATTTATATACACGACTATAAACTAATGGATATGTTGAATCATTACATGAATCAACAAACAATTGGTAATCAAGAACACAATCATCAACAAGCAATAAATTAGTATGAGATGATGTTACTTGAGATAAAGTTTCTAAATATTTATTAGTTTGTTCTTCTTGAATATTATCAAAATTCATTGGTGTTACTTGAGATAAAGTTTCTAAATCATTATTAGTTGGATTTTCTTGAATATTATCAAATTCCATATATATTATATTATATTATATTTAAAAAATAATAATTACTTAATTTTTTAACTAAATAAAATGGTTGGATTTATTGTTGTACTAAATCCAGCCGCATTAGGATGACCTCCGCCACCAAATTTCATTGCTATTGCAGAAACATCAACTTTATTAGATGACCTCAAACTAACATAATATTTTTTATATGGATGATTATATCTCCATAGAACTGCAAAATCAATTGAATCCATTGATGATAGAATATTACCAACATCAGAAGCTAGTTCAGTTGAACAATTAACAATACAAACTCTTAAATTATAAGACCCATAACTATCAATAAGGTTGGCATGAGATTTAGCTAAAGCATTTGCTTTTGATAAGTTAGCTTTACTTATAACTGTACCAAGTTCTAGACAAAATCTAAATTTATCTAGATTATATAATAGTCCATCAAAAATTTCAAATAAACTAGTAAAATCATCATGTTGACATGCTTCACACATTGTGAAAAGTCCAGCAGTTAAATTCCTTGATTCTGGAAGCTTCCATGTCCAAAGATCTCTGTCTTGAATCATCTGAATAAAATTAGGTACTGGTAAATCAGGAAAAAAATGTTCCCATGTTAAAACTGCTCCTGATTTATTCATGTCAAAAACAGCATATGGTTTAGATTTAAGTGCATCTTTTGCTGTTTTGTGATGGTCTAATATCTTAATACTAGATGCTATTTGTTCGATTTCATCTAATACATTTAATGACGGTGTCCAATCACAAAATATAATATTTTTGTTTGATAATCTTGATAAATCTAAAGAATTACCATATTGAATTGGATATAACTCAATTGTTTCATTCTTTAATTTATAATAATGATTAATAATCCATCCAGATGCTAAACCATCTTGACAAGGATAGTGAAATAATACTATATCATATTTGATGTCCATTAGAATAATTAAAAATAATTAAAAAGTGATATTTAATCAATTTTTATTTACTTACAAATTTTATTTTATTGAATAATTTAAGAAGATGCAACTGCAACTACAGAAGCGGTAGATGGTGTAGATGCTACAGTAGTTTCAGATTTTTTAACCTTTTTTAGAAAGTTCTTGAAATTCTTAACAATTTCACGACCATCTTGAATCTTGTAGGTAACTGGTGTATCAAGTTTTTGACGTTTACCAACATAGGTGTAAACAGTCTTTTTGGATTTACGGGTAGATTCGCAAATACTAAAACTGACTTCAGATTGAGGCTTTTCAGTTTCACGAAAATATTTGCTGAGAGCTTTGTTAGCTGCTTGATATGGAGTTAGACCAGTGAAACGACCTTCAAATTCTTCCTTATTTGGAAGTCTAACTTTAAATGAGCGAACACGTCTATCACCATTTTCATCACCATCTTCACCATCAGCTCCTTCGGCAACAACAGCATTAGATGCTTCAGTAGCAACTTTCTTAACAGCCTTAACTGCAGCTGCTTTCTTTCCACCCTTTTGAGCAACTGGAGCTGGAGTAGCACTAGCATCAACAACAGTAGTAGCACCAGCAGTAGTTGCTACAGCTTTTGCTTTCTTTCCACCCTTTTGAGCAACTGGTGCTGGAGCAGCACTAGCATCGGTAGCAGCACTAGTAGCAGTAGTAGTTGCTACAGCTTTTGCTTTTGCTTTCTTTCCACCTTTTTGAGTAACTGGTGCTGGAGTAGCACTAGCATCAGTAGTAGCAGCAGCTACGACTTTAGCTTTTGCAACTTTCTTTCCACCCTTTTGAGCAACTGGTGCCAAAGCACTAGTAGCATCAACAACAGCAGCAGTAAGAGTAGCAACAGCAGCAGAAACAGTAGCAGAAACAGCATCAGTAGTAGTAGCACTAGTAGCAGCATCAGTAGCAGCTACTTTTTTACCACCCTTTTGACTTGGTGCAGTAACTTTTTTACCAGCTTTTTGAACAGGAGCTTCAGCATTAACTTCAACAGGAGTTACAGTTTTTGCTTCAACAGGAGTTTCGGTTTTAACAGAGGTTTGTTTAGTTTGTTTTCCAGGCATTTTATTATATACACTATTAATAGATTATTTTTTTAAATCAAACACACTAATATTCTTTTTAAGTGCGTTTAATTGTTTCTAAATATGATTTATTCTTTTTATACATATAATCGGTGATACTGATGAATTATGAAAAATAAACGAATAATTTAATATGGTTACATAAAATAAATCTAAAGAATGTTAATGAATTATTCAGAAAATAATAAAATTAAAAATTTTAAATTGCTTATTTTGCAATCTCGTTACAAAGAGTTTACTGATATAATATTTAAATTAGAGAAGCATATAGATTATTTATTTATTAATAATTATATTGATTTCAATCAGAAAAATCAAACACTTGGTAATATTTTTGCAATATCTAATGATTTAAATTCTGCATATAACAATTATATTATTGAGAATTTTGATATTAATGATGATTTAGATTCTAAAATTGGAGAATTAACAAAATTATTTAGTTCTGAAATTGATGATAAATTTTTATTTGATAAAATTTATAGTATAATTAGAAAATCAAAAAGCTTGTTACCATTATCTGAACAATTAAATAATATTACTAAAATATTATCTGAAACTGGATTTAGTAATTTGAATGATTTAATAAATATTTATAATAATAAATTTGAATTATCTGTGAATCAACAATTATTAGTTAATGAAATATCAAATATTTTTATTCCAACAAAAATAAATTTTTTCAATGTTTCAAATCATAATGATGAATATTATTGGAGAACACCAGTAAAATTTCCAGAATCAGATTTATTAGATTTGTCTAGAGATTTGTGGATTAAAAATAATACAAGTGATACAGAATATATTAAAATTGATGGTTATTTTATTAATGACTCATTATCTTGTTTTATTAAAACATGTCAATTAAATTATCCAATTTTACAAAAAATAAAATCTAAAATTATTTCAGAATTAAATAAAAGTTCTATTGATTCTAGTTTCATTAAAAAATTTCTTAGATATGATTATCTTGGAAATATATATTCAATGCCACATAAAAATTACATTAAATATGTTGAAGAATCATATCAAAAATTCATGGAAGTAAAATCCAATTCATTTGTTAATATTATGAAAGACTTTATTTCTAAAGGTTCGCAAATTAAAAAAATGTATGAATCAATATTTCTCTTATTATTAGGTTCATCTGATAATGCAGATATTGCAGGATTATTATTAGGTTTAACTAAAGAAAAAAAATCAAGCAATCCTTTAATTCATAATATATTAAGTCAAAGATTACCATATTATTTATTAGTTAAAATTAAAAAATCAAATAATAATTTGAAAGCTGAAATAGAAAAAATAAAAGAACTCACAGTTGATGATATTGATTATAAAAAACAACTAGTAACAAATAAAAATATTCCACCTACTATTAGAGCATTAACTCTTGAAAAAATAGAAGAAATGAAATCTTTTAATAATGAATATTATAAACAATTAACATTTGTTAAACATATTTTGAATTATCCTTGGACATCATCTTCTGATGATATATTTTTTGAATCTATTAATGCTGAACCAGAAAAATCAAGTGCATATTTAAATGAAATTGAAGATAAATTAAAGAAATTATCTTATGGTCACGATGAAGCTAAAAAGAACTTATTACAAACTATTGGTAAATGGGTTAGTAATCCTAATAGTCAAGGTACAAGCTTTGGTTTAGTAGGTCCTCCTGGTGTTGGTAAAACATTGCTTGCTAAATCAGTTAGTAAAGCACTTGGTATTCCATTTGCAGAAATAACTTTAGGTGGACAGAATGATGGTGAAATATTACATGGTCATGGCTATACTTATTCTGGTTCTCAACCAGGTTTAATTATTAAGAAAATGGTTGAAATGGGGAAATCAAGATGTGTACTTTATTTTGATGAATTAGATAAAGCTTGTTCAAAACATGGTTCTATTAATGAAATTACAAGTATTTTAATTCATTTAACTGACCCTAATATGAATAAAACATTTCAAGATAGATTCTTTCAAGGTATTGATTTTCCTTTGGATAAAGTAATTATGATTTTTTCATATAATGATGCTAATTTAGTTGACCCTATTTTATTAGATAGATTGAAACAAATTGAAGTATCTGCATATACAACTAATGAAAAAATTAAAATAGTTAAAGAATTTATAATTCCTGAAATTGCTGAATCAGTTGGATTAGTTAATGAACCATGGATTAAAATTAATGATGAATTAATTGAATGGATTATTGAAAATTATACTAATGAAGCTGGTGTTAGGTCTATTAAAAGAAAAATCGAACAAATATTTTTAACATTGAATTTAGATAAAATATATCAAAGAGGTGATTTTGAACATGGAAAAATTGATGAAATAACTAAAGAAACTATTACTAAAATTTTAGATAAACCAAAAAATGATAATACACTGATACATGACAAGTCTTCTATCGGTATTGTTAGTGGTTTATATGCAACAACCAGTGGTGATGGTGGTATTATACCAATTCAAATATTTAATAATTTTCTATCAAATTCAAACAATTATGAGATTAAATTAACAGGCAAACAAGGCGATGTTATGAAAGAATCTGTTTATTGTTCTTTAACAGCAGCTATTGATTATATCAGACGAAATATTCATAAATATAAATGGATTAAAAATATTGATGAATATATGCTTAAAAATTTTAAACATGGTTTTCATGTTCATGCACCATCAACATCTACACCTAAAGATGGACCCAGTGCTGGCTGCGGATTTACTAGTGCATTTATTTCAAGAATATTAGGCAAACCAATAAAAAATACTATTGCTATGACAGGTGAAATTGAACTAACTGGTAAAATAACTAAAATTGGCGGTTTGAATTTTAAACTAATCGGTGCTAAAAGAGCTGGTGTCAAATTAGTATTTGTTCCTAAAGAAAATACTAAAGATATTGAAGAAATTAAATCTAAATATCCAAATTTAATTAATAAAGATTTTCAAGTCAAGTTCTTTGAATACATTGACGAAATTATTGATGATATAATCATTCAATAATTAAGAATTAAAAATTTATTTGTAAGAAAAATATTTAACGAAATTATTGATGATATAATCATTCAATAATTAAAAATTTATTTGTGAGAAAAATATTTAATTAAATTATTCATTAATTAGTTTATAAAAATTGACATTCTTTTATAAACTAATTATTTTCTTTTTATTTATAATGAAAATTCTAAGTTTAGTTTTTAATCGTAATACTTTTTTACAAAGTAAAAAAGATATTAGCGACGACTTTGTAGTCGGTAATACTAAATGCAAAAACCCTACTATTTTAGAAAGACTTGAAGTCATAGATAATTTGTTATCTCAAAATAATGATACTGATATATTAGTTTGTTCTGAAGCATTTTTAGCAAGAATAAATAACGAAAATAATAACTTTGTAGCTATTGATGAATACAAAAAAAATTTAGCATCTTTTTTAGAAGAACCTGAAAAAAAAGAATCTTGTGAACAACAAAAAATAATAAATAGTAATGATTGTGAATCAGAAGAAACATTATTATTAAAATTAAAAGAAATATCATTAAAATATCCAAGAACATTAATTGTACCTGGAACAACTTTCGTTAAAAATTTCAATAGTAATTTCAAAAGAAATATAGATAACAGAACATATTTAATATTAAATGGTTCAATAATAAAAAATCATAATAAAATTAAAATATTTGCTGGTTTTCAAGATGATTTTGATGTAGACTCTTTAAAATATGATAAAAAAGGTAGTTATCCAACTGATGTAACATTTGAACATAAAGATTATAATGTTATTATATCAATTTGTGCAGATGTTAGTTCCATAAAAACTGAGAAAACAGACAAATTATCTATTTTTTTATCTCTTACATATGGGTTATCTCCACCAACATTATCAGAGATTAATCGTATTACTAATAATATTGATATATATATTCAACCAGATGGTCTAGCATTACAAACTTATCTTGTTAAAAATCCTAGTTTTTTAGGTGATTTTACTATTATAGAAAAAAGTTTGGATAAGTTTGAAAATATAATAAAATACTCTGAAATAAATATAACACAAACAATAGAACAACGAGCAGAACAAAAAAGGTTACAACAAGCAAAACTAGCAGAACTCGCAGAACTCGCAAAACTCGCAAAATCAGCAGAAAATGGGGGGATATATAGAATAAATAGAGAAAAACTAATAGCAACAGAACTAATGGAAAAAGAACTAACGAAATCAGATAATTTTCGATTAAAATATCTGAAATATAAAACTAAATATATTAAACTAAAAAATAAAAATATATAAAGTTACTGAATTTTATTGAAAGCTGGTATTCTAAACAATGTATTTAAAATTTGTTTTATATCATCAAAAACAGCTTTCTTTTCGTCTTTTATTATACCTGATTTATAAATTATAACCCTATTTTTAGAATCATAACTATCAATTAATTCTATTTTTTTATTTATTTCAACAGGTCCAAATATTTTATCCATTTCTGGTGGGTTTCTTATTTGAATTACTTTTTTAATAGGAACTATTTTAATATACTGATTAATAAGTTCCATAATAATTGATATATATTCTTCATCATTAATAGAATTATCTAGAGAATTAAAAATACTTCCAAATGTTAAATAACTTATATTATTACCAACAGTTGAAAGTTGCATTTTATTTTTCACCAAAAATCTAAATAAAACCATGTATCCAAATATATAATTTTTATTATAACCTAAAATTGTCGATTGAAATATATTTTCAATATCTGCTGGACTATTTATATTGAATTTTGTAATCATCATATCTAATACTTCTGAATAATTTGTATCATCTAATAAATAAATTTCATCTCTTAGTTTATATTTATCTTTTAATTTTTCAATTGTTGTTTCATTTATTATTTTATTAATTCCTTCTTCTAATTCATCTAAATCTAAATAAGGATAACCATATAAATTTATTGGTATATCATATGTTTCAATTAATATTTTAAGTGATTCAACTAATTCATTTATTTGTTTTTTATCAGCAATTATATCTTCTGGTTCATTTATATTTTTTAAATTAAGTGTTTTATCTTGTGGATTTTTTTCTTTGATTTTAATAATCATATCATTAATTGCTTGTATTAATTCTATTAGTTCATATTGTGTTTGTGTTAAATCATCTGAACCACCTGTTTGCTCTTTTATTGATTTTTTTAATCTTAAATATTTTGACTTGTATTTATTATACAAATTCAAATAATTTCTACTATTTTTAATTTCCATAAATTGTTTATTTAATTAATAATAGATATTATTATAAATTAAATATTAATACTATTTTTGTTTCTGAAATCTTCTGAATTTTCTGAATCTTCAGTGTCAGTTGTTTCATCTGTATAATCAGAACATTCATTTAGTTCTTTTTCATCTGAATCTTCATTAATTAAATATTCTTTATTATTATTTTTTGGTTTTTCATCTGATTCCGAATCTTGATTTATAATTAAATTGGATTTATTTAATTCTGTATCATTTTTAGTTACCAAATTTTTCTTTTCTAAAATTAATTCAGTAATTTTATTTGATAATACTATTTTGTGATAATGCCATATTTTTCTAAATGTTTTACTAATTGTTACATCAGATATTCCAAAAATATCTGATATTTGTTTTTTAGATATCTGAATATTGTAATACTGTGCCACCAACAATATACAACCTGCTGCTACTGATGGAGGTTCATGTGTTGATGCCAAATCTAATTTGTGAATATTTGATGACACATCTTTAGAAATATCAATATATTTTTTATCAATATTTAATTTGTTTGCAAATCTTTCAATAAAATCAGATGATTGCGAACTTTTGATTTGATAAAATAGTGTATTAGAGTCAATAATATCACAAAATTTACGACAACCTCTGTTAACATGTTTTATTTCTAAATCATAAATATCTGCTATCTCTTTTGGTGACCTAGTTTCTTTTTGCAATTTGCATGCATGAAAAAGACAAGCAGCAATCATACTGCGTCTATTAATACATCTCATAATAATATTTTTACCTTTACGTTTTCCCTTAGAATGTACTGATTCAGAAACTTTTTTATATAAAATTTTAGCACTATCGATAATTGTTTGAGTAATACTATATTTTTTACACTTGAATTGAATAGTTTCAAGAACATCAAATAATGATTTTTCTTTATACGGCATTTGCCCCTGTTTTTGGATTAAACTTAACCTGTTATATCCTCTTGACACAATTTTTGTTCCTAATGATGCTTTAGGAAAGAAAAAGCTTGATGGGGCTCCATATCTTGAATTATTACTACCTTCACCATCATTATTTGTAGGTTCAATATTTTCATCTAAATATTCCTCATTAATAACAGCACAATCAGTACACACCATGTGTCCTTTAGTATTATCAATTACTAAATTTGGACTTTTGCAGTTTTTACAAACTGATTTTGATTGATCATTATCTGGCTTTTTATCCAGATTGACACCCATTAAAAGATTGTCTAATTGATCATCACTCATGTCAAGATATTTCTCAATGTTTTTCATAAGTTATTTATAGATATAAGTAACCTTTATATAGTTTATATATTTTTCAATATTTTTCGTTTGCATTTTAAATAAATTATTTATATTAAATATGGATAATAAATCATATAAAATAAAAATCAGTAAAATTGATATAATTGATAATAATTTTATTATTGAATCAGATAATGGAAAAGTATTTATGGCTCCAATTAAAAAAGGTTCAATACAGTGTAAAATATTTAATGAGTCAAATCAAGAAGTAAATTTAAGTAATATTGAAAAAAATAATTTAGTTACAATTATTGGTTCAAACCAAGAAACTATATCAGATAATCGAAAATTATATAATTGTTTAACAAATAATTTACCAAATGAATTAGAAACAAATAATATAATTATGAAAAAAATTATTGTTAAAAATAACTATGTTTTTAATTCTGATAGTTCAGACGAATATAATAATTATAGTTAATTTTTATAATGAAAAGAAATTATTTCAAATAATAATTTAAATTTTTTTTCTATGATTTAATATATTTAAATGTTTGGGGATAACCAACTTTCTACAGTTTTATTACTAATCGCTTTAGGTTTGTTAATTTATTTATTGACTAAACCTACTGCTATAAGTGAATGGTTTACTGATCCTAACGCTAAAACTGAATCCGAAGCTAAAACTAAACCAGTATTATCATATGGTATTGATTCTAATACTGTTGATAGCATTTTAAATGAAGCTAATCCAGAACAACCCAAATCAGAAACCGTTAATATTGATAGTAGTGTTTTTCAATTTAATCCAAATGATATGCAAGAATCTGGTGATGCTACAGGTGCTTTATTAGATGATGCATTTAAGACTCCTATGCCTCAAGAATTAAGTCTTAGTAGCGTTGATTTAAAAAAGAAAAACAATGAAAACTATGATGCTAAGAATTTCTTACCTAAAGAAATTAATGATAAATGGTTTGACACTGATTTTTCTCAAGCTAAAGTCAATATTAATGATGATAAATTAATTAATCCTGACCATTATGTTATTGGTATTAATACTGTTGGTCAATCACTTAAAAATGCATCATATGATATCAGAGGTACTGTTCATAATCCTAAATTTTCTGTTAGTCCATGGAACAATAGTACATATGAACCTGACTATAATTTGAAACCTTTATGTTAAAAAATTAAAATTTAATAATTAGACTAATTAAACTATTATAAATACCATGCTTTTGGATATTCTTCTATTATATTTTGTAAAGATGTATTCTTTTTATAATATAATAAAAATTCTTTTAGTTCTCTTATGCTTATATATTTGATTTCTTCGTCAAAAGAATAATTTATTATTTTATATTTATTTTTATATAATGATTCAATCAGTATATAGTGTTCTCCAGAACTACAATAGTTCGGATTATTTTCTGTCCAATGAAATAGTAATATTATACAACTCTTTTTTTCCATAATATTATTTATATTTTTTATATTAAGTTCATTATCTGACTTTGTCGGATAAAGTTCTAATGATTTTATTTTTATTTTCATAATACTATTTATTTCTTTTATTGCATTATTCATATTGTTAGATATTGTTCCGTCTATTGGATTTGCATCACATAATTTTATTATATCTAATAAATCATAATACATATTGTGTTTTATTAGTAAATTATATATTGCAAATGGACCGCATTGATATGAATAAAAATTCTTTTTTTGATATATATATTTGTCTGCATTATATTTCCTTTTCATTTTCTAGTACGATATGCTATAATATATTATTAATTTAATTATCAATTTTTAATATTAAAATATTAATGTATACTATATATAATATAGATTATAATGAATAAATGCATTGAACAACTAAATATTATACTTACTAATGCAAATGTGTGTAAATCGCATGGGATTAATCATGCAGTTACTGTTATGGAACATTCTATTTTAGCTCTTGAATCAAAAGAATATTTTATATCAAATGAACAAAAAGAAGCTGTAAAACTCGCAGCTCTATTACATGATGCAGATGACAAGAAATTCTTTCCTGAACATAAAAATTATGATAATTTACGGTTTATTCTCACAGATAAATCAAGTGATTTTGTTAATCTAGTTATTACAATGGTCAGTTTAGTTTCATCATCATTAAATGCTGACAGAATTCCTGATGATGCTGCTAAAAATGAATGGATGTTGATTCCACGATATGCAGATAGAGTCGAAGCAATTGGACTTGTTGGTATTGAAAGATGTTTTCAATATAATAAAACAATCAATTGTAGTTTATATACAGAATTTACACCTCGTGCTAAAACAGTAGATGAAATATTTTTAATTGCAACAAAAGAAAGATATAATAATTATAAAGGTAATTCAGTATCAATGATTGACCACTATTATGATAAATTAATAAGAATCAATAATATTCTTATTGATAATGACTATCTAGTTAATTTGGCTGATAAACGAAATCAAGTAATTATTAAATTTATATTGTGGTTTGGTGAGAAAGGTACCATTAATAATGAAGAGATTGAACAGTTTATAGAAGATGAAAGAAAAAAAAGTTAATAATTATTTTAATAAATTTAATAAATATTCTTATTTTTATAATAGGCTTCTTAATCTCGCTCTCTCTCTCTCGCACATGTTTCCTGTGGTTTCCGGAAACCGTTTCCAAAAAATATATTTAAAAAATATATCAGATGATATAATATATTAAAACTATAATGGAAACAGCTCATGATGCATTTATATGTGAAAAATGTAATAAAAAATATAAAAATCGGTCGGGATTATGGAAACACTATAGTAATAAACATTCAAATTTGGTTTCTATAATTCCCTCAAAATCCTCCTCAAAATCCTCCTCAATTCCCTCAAAATTATAAAAAAATAACAATTTACTTGATAAATAGTAAAAAACAAATTAAATATATAAATGAATGATTAATTATCATAAAGAAAAATTTCTTATGATAATTAATATATAAATGTCAGATTCTGAAAATAAAACTGAAAAGAAGAAAGTATCTGCTGAATTTGTAAATGCTGTTAAAAAATATTTAGATGTTGACGATAAATTAAGAGAAATTAAAGAAAAAACAAAAACTCTAAATCTTGAAAAAAAAGATAGAGAAGAATTTATTTTAAATTATTTACAATCATTAGATGAAAAAGTAATTGATGTACCTGATGGTAAATTAAGAAGAAATATAAGTAAAACACAAGCACCACTGAAGAAAGAAGTAATTCAAAAAGCATTAACTGAATTAATAGGAGATGCAACTAAAGCCACAGCAATGACTGATAAAATTATAAATTCTAGACCAACTATTGAAAGGGTTACTCTTAAGCGTACTAGAAATCGTGTAAAAGATGCAGAACCAAATGGCGAATAAATATTATAAAAATATTATATATATGTATATAATGAATAATTTACAGAAACGTTTTTTATTATTTTTATTAGGTTGTATTGGTATTAGGTCATTATTTGTTTATATTGCAAAAAATGTTGACAAGACAAACTTACAAATTTTAGGTTGGATATCTTTATTACCAGCATTTGGTTTTATTATAATATTTCTTACTGGAATAAGAAAAACTGGTGCTGAAGTATTTGGTGAAAAAATTTGGTGGAATAATTTAAGACCAGTCCATTCATTATTATATGGACTATTTGCTTTTAATGCTATAAATCAAAATGAAAATTCATGGATATTTTTATTAATTGATGTTATCATAGGACTTGTTAGCTTTTTAACACACCATTATAATGAAGGTAACTTTTCTAAACTAATTCTAAATTAATATTATTATATATTAATTTAAAATAAATAAAATTTAATTAACATATTATGATTCATCGCCATGAATAGAACGTTCTGTTCTGATTCTTGGTAGAATATTGACTGATGTTAATTCTTGAAATAATAATTTAGCTGCATGAGGAATAACCACAGCTGAAATTCTTGTAGAATTATGACAACCCTTGCATCTAAAATAATCCTTATCAATTACTTTAGAAGCAAACATACCACATTCATCACATACATAAGATTTAGAAATATCTGACGTTTCCATTGTACGTTCTTTTAAGAATTGTCCTATGCCGTGTGCAACCATTGCATCCTTCTCCATCTCTAATGATACCAATATTCCATGATGTAATATCATCATGAAATATCATTTGACATCGACAATAAAACCCGATTATAATACATTATGTATTAATAACCGATATAGTGATTTTAAAATCTACGACAAATCACCTTCTCAGGTGGGTTTAGACTATACCTTAAGCATCAAATTATATTGACGCCCATTCCCGTCTAGTCGTTGAACCTTCTTCCATTTAATAAATGGAAGCTTGGCTGCGGATTGACCCTATTGTTTAGCTTTTTACCATACCCGGTTCATTAATAAACCGTGAGGGTTTTTAATTTAAAAATTAAAAACACACTCATTATGCAGTTAACATAAGCCACTAACTATTTACATAGCTAGCTTGGTACTAAACACTTGTTTTTTAGCATGTATATTTATTTTACATGCTACAGGTTGTCCCCGCAATTTGAGAATGTTGCCCGCTATATCACGGACTAGCCAGTAGTTGAAATACTGACTATTATTGGCAAGATGTTTACCAATCTTTAGACCACCATCACGCGATCTTCCTTCTAGTGGTTGTCTTGTTAGTGCTTGTTTAGGACCACGTGCACGACCATGAACCTTATCTAATACCATGTGCTTAAGTCGAATATTATAAACTGGACCAATGAATATTTCCACATCCATTTGACGCCCAGTAAGACCACAATACATTTTCTCTGTTCCATATGGTGAATATCCTAATTTCTTAAAAGCTTCTGGTAGTTGTTTTATATCATAATTATTAAATGGTGTACCATCTACAAAATGACCTGTTTCTGCTGCTTCCTTAGATGCCAAGCATTCAATGAAATGACCCAAACTCATACGAGATGGATAACCGTGAGGATTAAGAATAAGGTCAGGTACTATACCTGATTCTGTAAATGGCATATCTTTTTGCCGATATGTGATACCAACAGTTCCCTTCTGGCCATGCCGAGAATTGCCTGAAAGGCACATAAGACCATTTCTTCTCACAACTATAACCCCTTGTCCTGGCACAGTACAACAATAAACTTTACCCTTAAATGGAACCATTGAATCACAGTTACCTGTAATTGTGCCATCAGGATTCTTTTTAATATTTTTATTAACAATTGGTTCAACTTGTGTTTCAATAATTGTCATTCTATATGCATCACATCTCATTGTGATTGTTTTACCAATATTTTTGCCTGTTTTTATTGGTTGTGAACAATGTCCAGCTTCATATTTAACAGCAATATTAGTTGAATATCCAGCATGTAAACATAAACGTTGGAATCCATCTGCTAATTTAAGTGATGAAGTATCATAACGTCGTGAACCATTTGTCATTGTATGTCCATCACCCAACATCATACCATCAATTAACAATTTACATAAATCTGGTGTTAAATTCCAAACCCATTCAGGGAATGATTTATTAGTTGCACCAACACTAAATTGTTCCATATAAGCACCTATTGGTTTTGATGAAATTGTATAAATATTATTACAAGTAGCATCCGGATGGTCTTTTGTCGAATGATATGTTAATTCTAATTTATTAATAATATCATCTAGTTCTTTTTTAACTCGTTCTTTGTGTACACATACTCGCACATAATGACTGTATTTATCAACATGACCTTCAGCTAGCCAAATACCAAAAAACATTAACCAGCTTTTAATATCAAGTTTTTGTTCATTAATTTTAAAGTGGGTTATTTGTCCATCAGTATCATAATCAAAATATTTATCAGAACGTTCTACAATAAGACCATCTACATTCTTTTTATAATATCGTCGTTCGTGTAAAATATTTTCAGCTAGTTCATCAGAATAATCTCTAACTTTAGCTGGATTAGAATGACGTTTTCTTACCCACATTCTATGATTTGGTGTTACACATAATGATATCTGATTTGATTCAACTAAATACATCATTCCATCATAATCATACGTTTGAGTTGCTGTTGGATTTTGATAAGCAAGTTTATTATCAACTAGAGATGCTACACGGTGTTTCATTGTAATATCTTTAATATTAATCCAACCATCAGATGTAAGAACATCATGAGTATCATCATAACATGTAAATTTATCTCCTGCTATTGGTACACGTTCCATACGAACTCTAACATTATACATTTCATAACCTTCAGCATTATAAATTCCTGTATGAACTCTATCGACAACACCTTGTACATTAGTCTTGAAAATTTCAGAACTATCTTTATAAACTTTGTTATTATTACCAGTTGGTTGGATTGGTGAAATCTTACCAACGATAATATCTTCATTATCAATAATTGTTTCTTCAGGTGCAAAACCTTTATCATTCAGTTTATCATAGTTACCTTGTTTCATACCAGTAACTTTATTTCTATCAGGTTTAGTAAATATATCATCCTGAGATGTTGAATGATTTTTCTGAATTTCACTATGAAATTTTTTCAAGGTATCAGCTCTGAAAATACCTCTATCAATTGCAGACTGATTAAAAATAATAGAGTCTTCTTGATTGAATCCTGAATAAGATGCAATCGCTACAATTGCATTTTCACCATAAGGCAAATCTAAACATCCATTATATTTCATAGCTTGTGTTGTAACAATTGGAATTTGTGGATGATATAATACTTGAGAAATATCAATTCTATCTTTGTATGAACTCAAATAAATACCAATAGATTGTTTTGCCTGTGAAAAGTGAATAATGTTACGATTTGCATAGTTATGATTAGAAAACGGAATATTGGCAACAACCGTACCCATCATTACCCATGAATGAAAATCACAATGAGTATATTTAACAAATCTATAATCACCATAACGATTGATTTTTGTTGTATCAGTATATTCTATAGCACGTTTAGATGCTTCTTTTGATTCAGTTAATCTATGTTCTCCTTCAGCAACAAGTAAATGATTAAGTGATTCAATATCCTCATACTCAATTAAATTCTGATGTTTACTTAAAATCTTTTTCCAAGATTTAGTTTTATCAGTTTGTCTAAGTTCTTCATCAACATCTTTAACAATTTCAGGTGTGATATTTAATTTGTTATCAGATACAATAAGAACTGGTCTAATTAATCGACCTCCATCAAAATAACATCTAATTTCTTTATCTGTATAATCAAATACTAATGATGTATATCTGTCAATAATATTTTCTCTACGCTTTTTCTTGAGATTATTATATATATCTTGAGCATGTATAATTTTACATACACCAATCCAATCACCATTAACCATAATTTTAATCCAAGAATTCATTTCAAGAGGGTCAATATCATATGGATGTTTAATAAATTTATTCTGCTTGAATATACTTTTTAAAACATCTACTTGTGTTGAGTTTTGCATTGATACAGTTGACATCATTGCTAAACTTTTTACAATACCAATTTTAGCACCTTCTGGTGTTTCAACACAATTTGATACTACAAATGAGTTAGCAATAAATGAGTGATTGTCTGATTTTGTTGTAAAATCGTAAACCATTTCATTTGGTATTTGATTAATATATTTAATACCAATTGTTACATCATCTGATTGTAAAATATTATTTTTACAAAACTGTTCATAAGTAATATGTTCATTATTCAACTCTGTTTCTTGATTGTATTTAAGATATTCAACATAAGGCATAGAAGTTTTTCTTTTTCCTTCAGAATATCTATAACCAATCCAATCTGCATATTTTATAATATTGGCTTCATTATTATCAAACACAAGGCTCACAACTTTATGATTAGACATTATAGAATATTTAGTATTTATAGTTGTACTAATATCAAATTCTTTAAACAATGAAGAAAGTTGTTCCATATATTTTATTGTATCAGGTGTAATATTATCAGAGATGTTTTCATTAATTGGTTCTATTGATATTGTTCCTTTTATGTGAGATATTTTTCCATAATTGCCTTGAAATCCAGCTAAATATTCTCTTTTGATTAGTTTATTTCCATTCATAATCCATTTAGGAACTGTTTTTATAGTGCTAGTATTCTTTCGAACTAATCCACCAAATAAACTTAGTAAATATGCAAAAGTACCATTTTTAGATACTTTTCTAACATATCTATGTTTTTCATCATTTGTTCTATCGCTTAAATTATGAAGCTTGTCATTAATAAATACATCCTTAAAACCAAGTTTACATATATCATCATGTAAAGCATATGCATCAGAGTTTTCATTAACATAAAATGAACTAATATGCTCATTATCTACATAATCTAAAACCCCCCAAGAATTAATAGCACTAACTAATCTAGCAATAATTACTAATTTATCTTGGGTAATTGGTTTATTAAGATATCCCAGTTCTTGTAATTCAAGATTATAATCATTCAAGACATCTGTATCATTAATAACAAAAATAGTATCAGACACGGGGACAATTAATTTCTCTACATGTCTAATTACAAGTTTATCAGTATTTTTAATATCTTCCACTTTTTTCATTATAAAATTATCATTTTCATAGACTAAAAATGGATGGTCATTTGTAGCCTTGATTACACGTCCGCTTTCTGTTTTAATTTCAAATAATTTGTCAGACATTCTACCAAATTTATTATATATATATGATGGTTCTTCATATAACGATTTTCTATTTACTGTTGTAACAACATCACCATCCTGAATATTAATAATTTTTTTACTTTCCATTCTATTAGACATTAATACTTCAGAATCACCAGTAACACAACATAGTAATTGTGCTTGATTATTATTAACATGTCTGATAGATGTTACTTTAGCTGTTGATTCATCCATTGAAGGTGCCATAATACGTCTCAAATAACTAATACCTTGAACCCAACTCAATCTTTGAAGAGATTGTGCCACACCCTTTTTGGTTTTATTCATTCCCCAAATACCCGTAGCAAGTGCAGTCTTCAAACCTTGTTCAATAATTATTGGTTTAATTTGACTAATAACATTAATTGGTATATCATCTGATTGATTTTTCTTTTTAAAATGTTTACCAATTTCATTCAACATTTTCTTCCAGTTTTGTCTAAATAATTGTCCAAGCAAAATACCTGGTGGTTCAACACGTTTATTATGAAGAGCATCTCTGTCATCAACATCTTGACGACCTAACATAACATTACATAATCTATTAGCCATCAAACCAAGGAAGACAATTTTCTTAGTAATATCTTCACCCAAATGAGGAAGCAAATCTTGACGCAAAATTTTATCTAAGTACATTCTTTTTTGAATTTTAGCTAATGCTTCATCAGATTGACTAATACGTTTATTCTTCTTTAATTTAGAAGTTAAGTATTCAATAGCTTCTTCTTTTGTTCTAATTGGATTACCAAGTTCATCTGTAGAATTAGCAATAGATGATCTAATCAAATTAAGCATTTTAGTATCTTCTAAATCATTGGTAATATAACTAATAATATTTTGGTCAGCTTCAACACCTAGTGCCCTCATTAAAATGAAAAATGGAACATCAACTAGTTGTGAACTATTACTAACAGTTAATACACCATCTTTTCTATTTTTAATAGTCAAAATTTGTAAATTATCAGACCAATCATTTCTTTTTGAATTAATTTGACAGGTGTAAATTAGTCCAGAATCATAAGAAGAATCTTTCTTAGTAAAAACTAAAATTTTATTATCAACCATTTTTTCCATTGACATAATAATTTTTTCAGACCCATTAACAATGAAATAACCACCAGGGTCAAATTTACATTCAGTTTTAAGGTCTTGTTTTATATTAGTTGAACAATATTTTGATTTAACCATAATAGGAATATTAGCAACTGGTGTTTCTTTTTCTAAATCACCAATATTTTTAATAATTTTCTCACCTGTTGTTGAATCAACTTTTTCAAGAAACTGTTGAACATCAGCAACTACAGATGCAAAATAATTTAATTGATTTTTTCTTGCATCTGATGGAAACTTTATTTCATTATCATTTTCAAATGTAGAAGGTTTAATTCTTATATTTGAACATTTGAAACCATGTAGGTAAATTAATTCTTTATCCACATTTTCATAAAAATAATTCTGTTCTTGAATTAATGAATAAGGTATGATTTCATCAACAAATTGGTGAAATGAAGCAAATAAATGTTCATATAACACTTTTGGTTGATTGAAATACAGTTCAATTAGTTTATCTATTTCTTTACGATTGTTAGATGTCATTATAAATACATATATTCTTTTTTTAAATATTATTAATTCAATTTTTTTATAATTATAAATAAATTGAATTGATATATAACTCTACTGTTTATTCAATATTTCATCCAAAAAATTAGATATTTCTATGTTTGTTTCTAATTTAGTATTAATTTTCGTTTTTTTAATAACTGGTGATTGTTTATTAAACTTATTTATTATGTCGTTATCTAATGATATCCCAAATACTTTATTTATAATAAATCTAATGGGAAATAAAAATAACTGATTTTTATAATAAGTAATTTTTGAATCTAAATAATTATATGATGAAATAATAAGATTACCAATGAAAGTTTTATTAATTGCATCTATAACATTATAAATTTTATAAATAATCATATGCATTGTAATATTAATCAAATTAATTATAACATACATTGTATCTAGATTATCACTATAACTAACTTTCATTTTGTAAATCATATTTAGAAATAAATAAATCAATATTATATTTATTAATACACTATAACTAAATAAAAATAAACTTGCATTAAAAAATATTAATTTTATAAGGTCCATTAACAATAATTAGTTTTATTTGTTTAAACATTTTATTCAAATAATTTATATATAGGTAGCTTGTTATAATCATTAATATCTATTGTTTTTTCAAAAATTTTACTATTTTTCAAATACTTTATCTGAATTTTTTCATAGTCTCGTAAACTAGTTTCATTAAATAAAATAAACTCAAGTGGAATACTTGTATTATAGTATTTTATTTTAGATGTATAATTTTCTACATTATTATTTTTTAAAAAACTAAAATTCATAATAATTGGACTTATATGATTATTTTTATTGTTTGTTATATTATATATTGAATCTAGTTTATATATTATTCCAATATTAAATAATCCAAATAATACTCCAACTAATCCAAAAGGAAATAATCCCAATAAAAATAATAAACATTTAATACCGCGAAAATTAATTAATTGATTTTTATACAATATTGCAATTGGTGATACAAGAAAATTTCTTGCAATAAAATCTCTAGAATAAAATAAACATCGTTGTAGCCTATTCATATACAAATATACATTAATAATACTTTAAATTAAATAGTAATTAAATATAATTAAAGAAACTATACTATACTAATAATAATGAATACAAATTTAAAATATACATGGAATATTTGGTATCATCACGAAAAAGATAATTGGGCAATATCTGGTTATAAACAAATTTATGAAATTAAAACTGTCAAAGATTTCTGGATGTTTTATAATAATTGGGATAAAGTAGGAGGTGTTACTAATAAGCATTTTTTTATAATGCGTTCTGATGTTACACCAATATGGGAAGACCCTAAAAATATTAATGGAGGATGTTGGTCATTTAAAATTACAGAAGACCAAACTGAAGAATTGTGGGAGGATTTATCATCGTATTTAGTTTGTGATAAATTATGCCCAAAATTTTCAGATGAAATTATGGGATTATCAATATGCTTGAAAAAAAATAATAATGCTGTTGTTAAAATATGGAATAAAAATTCTAAGAATAACAGTCTTAAACTAATAAATGAATCTATACTAAAAAAATGGGGAATGGATATTATCTATATAGCTCATATGCCTGAAAATCAACAAATAACAAAACAATAATTATCAAATAAATAATTTCTTAAATAAAAATTTAGATAATAATATATAAATTTTTATTAAATCTTAATCTGATTTACTTGGACTTAAAACTAATTTAATTTCACCAATAGCTGCTATTTGATATGTTATAATTATTGGATAATCATTCTTTAAAAATAATGTAACTTGATTGCATAAATTAGAACACTTTGTAAATATTAGTAAAAATTTTAACTCAAATAAACCTTGAACAATCTCATTTGAATTTGATGTTGTTGAAATAATTGATAATCCTCCATTAGTTTCTCCAACTTCAAATTCAATATTACCTATTTCACCTTTACCTGAAAAAAATAACTTATTTGATGTTGCTTTTATTTCTATTTTTTCTGTAGATGCTGCCATGTCTTTACAATACTTATGAAAATCTTGTGATGGCAATGATATTGAATAAGGAAACTGAATCGGTGATATATCATAAGTTTCTTCTTCAATATCCATTAAATTAAGTTTAAAAGTTTTCTTTTCTTTTCTTTCAGTACTTTCTAAAATAACTACAAGTTTATTAATATCATCATCATCAACTAACCATGTCATTGTATCAAAGTGATTCATACATTTGAGACATTTTAATAAATTTCTAATATCAATACCAAGTGTTAATTTTTTTTTATTATAGTTATATTTATATACATCAAACTTATCAGCATCTAATCTCATGTAAACTAAAATTTTACCAGTTTTATTAACTTCTTTTAATACAACCCCTCCTATAGTTTTCTTCTTTTCACCATTATCTTCTTTATTATCTTCTTTATTATCCTCTTTATTATCTTGTTTCTCTGTAGTTTGTATATCTTTATTGCTCTCTGATTCATCATTATCAGGTTTTGTTTTGTTATCATCATCAATATAATAAGGATAAAAGTCAAAATTAGCATCAGTAAGTAAAGAATTAATAGCATCTGTTACTATTTTAATTGCGGCAGCTTGGGTTGTTTTCAGTTCTAAAATATTAACCATATTATTATTAATAAACAATCGTTTTTCTTTAAAATGATTATTCGTTAAAATATTTTTAAGTTTAAAAAATATTAAGTATTAAAAAAAATCTAATTATTAATATATAATTATGGTTCATACTTATGTTTTAGTAAATCCTCACATTGAAGGTGAATTCAAATCTAGCATTAAAGCCAGAAACTCAAAAGAAGCTGGTAATATGTTATACAAGAATTTATCTGAACACTTTAATAATGCTGTTCCCAAGTTTCATTTTACTGTTCAAAAAGGTTCTTCCGGAAGTGGTAAATATTATCATTTTGAGGCTAAAGAACAAAGAGATGATAATCAAGTAAACTTTATTGTTAAACCTTTACAAACTAATATTAATAGTGAAAGTATTAAAGCCTTTGAATCCAAATTAGCTAATTTTAAATCAAAATTTCATCAAGATGGAGGCAAAAAATCTAAGAAATCTAAAAAATCTAAGAAATCTAGACATGATGATGATTCGTCTGATTCTTCTGACTTTGATGTATCTGAAACTAATTTCTATAAACGTGCTAGATCATACTTACCAACTACTCAACCAATTTATTATTGGTGGTATGACCCTTATGTTTATCGTTTAGATACACTTTATGTCCCAACATTTTACTCATATGTTACTCCTTATATTGAACTCAGTTTAGATTTATCAAAAAAATCTAATAATTAAATAAAATAACTAATTATATTTTTTTAAACACATAGAATCTATATAAATCATTCCATATTTTAGATTCTTTATCTGCTCCTTTCATATCTCCATAAAATTGTGCAACATTTTTGTAGAATTTTTTGTTTTTAGGATTTTCTTCATGTTCAATAACTTCAGAAAACCATTCTCGATTAATATTATAAGTATTAACGAATAAATCAGTATCAACAAGTGTACAACCTGCTTTTTCCATTGTTTTTATCATTAATTTTGGACTAACAAGATATTCAGTAATATATTTACCTTCTTGACTAACCCAACCCATATGTACATCAATTGCCATACCTATTTCATCTTTAACTTCACCATCAAATTTTTTAACAATCTCAAAAAATTTAGACCTTTGTCCCTCATCATTTGTATACCATGATGTGAATGTATCTTTACCAGCAAACAAATTCATTACTTGTTTTGAATCAAATAATGTACATATAAGATAACCATCTGGTTTAAGATAATTACTAACATTTGAAATTAAATTTCCAATAGATGACAAAGAATCAAATAAATAGTGAATAGCAAATTGTGAACTAATAATATCAAATTTCTTTTCTTTAGTGAATACTTTGTCTATCATATTTTTATTTTCAGGAGCCATACCTTGTAATTTCTTTTCTTGTAATTTTGAATCAAACTGAACAGAACCATCTGCATGAATAAAAGTCATTTTTGGAAAATCAGGAAACATACTTACATTTTTTTGATATCTTACAGTTGCAGAATCAATTGCACCAAATAAACCTTCGTGGTCTGGGTCTGTACCAATATATTCACTAACACGAGCATGATACATTTTTAAAATATCACCACCTCGTCCACAACCAAAGTCAAGTACACTTTTCTTTTTCAATTTACCATCACGATTTGTTTTACCCAATGAACAATATGAATAAATAAGAATTGATTTAATCCAATTGTGATATTCTCTGAATATTTTACCTAAATTAGTCACTTTTTGATAATAAATATCTTGTGCGCGTTCTGATGAAATTACTTTAGTATCAATCCTACTAGATAATTGTTTTTGTTGTTGTGTATATGTATCAGACCGTGACATTTTTTTAATTTCATCAATTGTAACTGCTTCAATCATTGATTTCCATACTTTAATAGCACTGTCTTTAAAGTTACCATATTTCTTTTTATCTCTCATTACTGATTCAGTCTTATCCCAACGAGTTCTTAAAATTTTCCATCTGTATTGATGGGGAATTATTGGATCATTTACATAAATAACTTCAACTACTGTGTTGTCATTTACTAAATTACCTTCAATATCTCTAACTTCGTTGCGTTCTAGTAAAAAGAATGCCTCATGATTATTTTCTTCTTTCATAAATGGTACAGGTACTTCTTTATTACCAATTAAATCACCAACGAAAAAATTAGTAACTCTAAATATTTTATTAGTACCAGAATTATTTATCGAATTATCATAAACTTCCAAATAGCCATTTGTTTCCATATTTCTCTGAAAAGTAATATAAACATCTATTGAATTAGTTTGTGGTGGTTTATATTTATAAATCGGAAATTTATGTTCTCGTTTATCTCTAGTATATTTTTGGTCTAAACCTGTATAAATAATACCATCAAGTAAATAAGGACAATTGACAGTTTGGCTATTAGTACAACCATTCCAAATTAAATTACTGAAAGAATAAACCTCTGAATTATCACCACCAGATGGAAATAAAAACATTTTACTATGAAAAATAATATCATTATTATTAGCACTTTTAATTAATTTATTCAAGTTAATATAAAACTTTTCCATTTCTGATTCATAGTGCTTTTCTTGTTTAATAATATCAAATTTACCTTCATATGATTTTATATTATAAGCTTTAATTTTCATCTTGTCAACAAATTCATTAATATATTTTAATCTATTTACTAACATATTTTCATTTCGTATATCTTTCCCATTAAAAAATATGCAATCAAACATCATAAAAATATATACATTATTAGTACCAAGCTCGCTTTGCGAACTAGCTAGCTCAAGCCCTAAAGGGTTTGAGGTACCATGGATTTTAATTAATTCTCCCTCAATTAAAGTCATATTTAATCCTTTTATTGAATATTGTGTCTTTCTAACAACCAAATTATTGGAAATCAAATAAATTTTATCATTGAAAATAAATAACTGGAATTTTTCACCATCGGCTTTATCTGTTACACTATATTTATTAGGAATCTTATCAACCACATGCTGCACTTCTGCTGAAATAGGTTGCATTGAATATAAATTTGTTGAACTATCAGTTTCAGAATTATATACTAGTTTTTTATAAGATTTAATAAGAGCATTATTCTCATCTTTACTTATTAATTCACTCGAACTTTCTAATACTTGTTTTATAATTAAAACTTCTTTATTAATTTCAGTCAAGATATTTTCTGATGGTTTACCTTTAGGACTTGGTATATATTCTAATTCAATTTCAAACTGTTTATCAGCATCATGAAGTTTATCAGGATTAGATGCTGTTTTAACAATTGTTATATCTAATCTAATAGTTCCATTCTTTTCATCTGATTTAATAATTAAACTAACTCTTTGTTTATAACGATAAACAATTTTGTCAGCCTCAGTAATTTGAATATTAGATAAATTCTCCATAGTTTTTTTATCTAATGGTTCTTCTTGACTTAATCTAACTCTAATGTCATATTGGTCAATATCAAACATATTTTTTTGGTCTTTTATTTTATTCATAAAAGTGAAACCCTCTGATTTTGCAAATTGTGAAGTTAATATAGAAAAAATAACGTGATTTTTTCGTTGGTGTACTAGATTTAATATTTTATTAATTCTATCAATACCTTCAATATTAACTCTATATGTGCTATTATTTGAATATCCATACATTACATCTAATGTAGTTTCACGTATCAATTTTAATTTTTCATTTTCTGACCTAGATTTAGCAAAATTTAATACATTAATAAAACTAGTAATTGAAAGTTTATTGTCTGTTCGAAAATTATTAAACATAACTTCAAATTCATTTGTTTCATTTGTTTTACCAAACATTGCTTTTACTTGAGTAATATCATTCAGCGATAACATTATTTATTATTAGAGAATGTTTTCTTAAATATAATTTATTTCATTTTTTTTAATTTTTTTCTTGGATTATATATTAGAAAAATGTCATCACAAATTGACTTTTTAACTTTTAAAAATTTTTTAAATAAAAATAATATATTATTATTTGATAGTCAACTAAGAATTGCCCATTTTAGGTATAATAATCTAGTTGGTGGTTATGATAATGAAAATTCTGATGGATTATTAATAAAAATTAATCAAGAAAGACCATATTTATTATCACATTTTATAAATTCTTTAGTATATAGTAATTTTATTAAAACAAAATATATACTAGATTCTTTACAACAATAAATATAATTATGTTCTATTTTTGTCTACTAATGCTTCCCATGCTCTTATTCTTGTTATATATATTATTTTCATTTGTTGATATATATTATTGTATTCTTTGTCTGTTCCCATAAACTGGTTATTTATAGGATTATTATCAAATTTAATTGATTCAATTAAACTTGTTAAAATATCTGAATCATAGTTTTCTCTGAAATCATAACCAAAAAAATAAAAAGTATTTTTAGTAGACCAAACAGTAGGAGATTTCCAAAGTTTAAAAGTTTTGAATAATTTACTCAAAATATTAACTATATTAAATGCTAATTCTATGTTTTTAATTGTCATATTAATAATTAAATTTCCTCCTTTTTTCAGATTTGGTAGAATTAACATTAGACTTTTAATAATTAATTCCATGTTTAAAAAGAAAGCATTTTTCGCGTCATGTTGATAACTTACACATGAAGCAAGACCTAAATCTAGTTTAAGATTTTTATCTTCATTTAATTCTAATTTATAAGATTTATCTAAAATATTCTTATAAAAAAATTTGTATCTTGGATTTTTTATAGTATAAGGTACTCCACCTTCCTCTTCTGGTAAACTAATACCAATACCTGTTGTTTTATCCCATGTGTCTAATATAATTTTAGAATACATACCAGGTGCTGAACAAATATCAGCAAATAATTTAATATTTGATTTTTCTAAACCAAAATTATCAAATATTTCTTGACCGACTTTTTGTAATTGTGATTCATCTTCTATAAATTTATTATCTTGTTCTCTTTCAAATGTATCTAACTTATAATTTTTTCTGGCTATGAATTTCATTTTGTTAAATAATTTATCTTTTTTTGCCTCTATAATTGTCATTAAAATAGTTTAGATATTTTTTGAATTACATGAATCCATAAATCCATATAATGTTTGTGAACTATTTAAATTTTGTAGTATTTCATAAAGTTCATTATCATTTATTGTATTTAATTGTGTTATATCATTTGTAACTATACAACTGTTTTGATTTAAACTTTCGGTTTTAAATATCATATTACCATTAGTTGATAATTTTATTGATTGTTCTTCATGATAATGATTTGATATATTAGTACCATGTCCTGAATAATAAAAATATAATTTTAATTTTGGTGATGTACATAATGCTGTAAATTGTGTAATTATATTTTCTCTGGTTGGAAATAATTGTGATGTAACTGGTAAATTATCTTTCATAACTATAATTTCAGCATTTGGGTCCATTCTCAAAAATCTTGCTTTAATATTATCTATATCATTAAAACAACCGTAAATTAAATGTTGTGGTAAATTTGCGTATTGATTTGCTATTAATAAAACTTTTGACATTATATACTATACATTAACAATATATTAATATTTGTATACTGGTTTAAAAAAATATATAATAAAAATTATTTATTAATTTAAAAATTAATACTTGGATTTTTTCTAACCTGTCTCAATAAATCATAAATTGGTTGTGTGTCATTATAATTTGTTTTGGTTGAAATTGTATAATAATTAGCATTATATTCAAGTGCTAACAGATTTATCTTTGGATAAATTTCATTCATACGTTCATTAAATACTAGATCCAATTTATTTCCACAAATTGTAATATATGGTGAATCTTTTAGTTTTTTCAGATGCAGTTCCACTTCATTCAAACTTTCATCAGATGTAAGGTCGAACATTATAATACATCCATTAAGATGTATACCATGGTCTATTAAATCCAGATATTCTAAACTACTTGGTATAACATACAAATGTGTATTAATATCACCAATACTACTATTAATATTAATTTCTGTATGTTCTACTTTTGTTGATTGTATATAATCTTGATTAAAAGTTTGATTGCAAAAATTATTAACAAATGTTGACTTTCCACTATTTGCTGACCCAACAATACAAAACGTTGGATTTGTTGTATCCAGCTTAATATCTTCTTCCTTCCAACCTGCTGTTTGTACACCTATATTATTACAATTAGTTTCTACAGTTGGATTTGTTGTATCTGGCTTAATATCTTCTTCCTTCCAACTTGCTGTTTCTACAGTTGGATTTTTGTATATAAAATTTTTAATTATATTTGATAAATATTGCATTAAAAATAATATAAATTTATTAAATAATAAATATAATATTCATCTTTTTTAGTTTATAATAAGTTAGTTTGTGACAAGTTAATTATATTTATATATTTAATATACTGTATGAATAATTTTTATGAATTATTTAATATTACCCATACTGATTCGACTGAAAAAATAATTATGGCTTATAAAAAAAAAATAAATACATATAACAATATTAATAAATTGTCTAAAGAACAAATTTATGATATAAAAATGTTAAAAACTGGTTTATATATTCTAATTAATCCTAAACTTAGAGAAAAATATAATGAAACTTTAAATAAAAATATAACTAATGATACATTAGCTATAAAATCTATAAATGAAGATGCATTAGATACGTTAGATTCACTATTTAATGTTGATAATTCTTGGATGAATAATATAAATGTTAACAAAGAACAATCTGCTAAAAAAAATAATTTTGAAACAAATATTGGTGATAGAGTGTTTAGTTTAAGTGAACTAAATAAAAGACCTGGCTATTCTCATGACTTTGATGGAGAATTACGGAAACCATTACAAGGTAGAGAGGATAAATCTTCTGAAATACTAAATAAAAATTAGTATGAAGAACAAATCTTCTGAAATACTAAATAAAAATTAACTAATTTCAAAACTATAATTTGTATTAAATATAATATTATAATCTTCTAATACTTTAGTAATTGCTTTATTTCTTTTTTCAAGTGGTGTTCCGGACATTCTCCTACTTTTTATTTTTATTTTTTTTTCAAAACTTAATGCTAGTATTTTATTCAGATTTTTAATAAAACCATAAAATACCCAATCACCTTCACCTTTATTTATTGTTGTGTATTTTGCCCCACCTACTAATTCTTTATTATGCTGTCTGAGACGTCTAGTCGTATTATTGGTAATACCTATATATGTTTTATTATGATTAGTATTTACTAATACATAAACTACATAATTTGTTTCTGGTTGTTTTATAATTAATTGCTCCATTTAATTTATATATAAGTATATAAATTAAATTTTTAAATTTTATTAGAAAAATAATTAATTGCTCCATTTAAATTTTATTAGAAAAATAATTAATTGCTCCGTTTAATTTATATTATCTTTTTTCTATTATATTTTTTATTTCATTTATAGCAATTTCTACACCAGAAGCTTTATCTTCCAAATAGTTTTTGTCATAATCACGAAAAATATCTTCCCAACTATCACAACCATGATATCTATAAATTAAATCAAATATATAATATTCTTTTTTTGATATTATAAAATATATGTCTAATAATTTTTTTATTTCTTCTAAACTCCAGTTATCCCAATTTATTTCTGTTTGGTTTAGTTTTTCTATTATATTATCCATTGGTATATAATAGAAAAATGTCTTTAATACTATTCATAAAATTAAAATTTAATTAACAACTTCTGGTTGGTTACTATTCTTTTGATTCTGATTCTGATTCTGATTCTTGTTGCCGTTGAAACGATAAAATGTACCCTTGAATGAACCAAATGAATACTCTTTATTATTATTATCTTTTGCAAGTAGAGAATTCATTCCTTCAAGAGTATCAACCGTAAAATCACCACATCCAATGTATTTATTGTTTTTGCGATACAATTTACAATAAAGAACATTTGATTTTGTAAGATTACTAACATATTCTGTAAATTCTTTCTTAACTTGATTATAATCTGTTGTATCAGTAAGACCATCTATCGTAAAGAAAACACGGTAATAACTAAATTTAACATTATATGATGAATCAACATTAATAGTAGTAAAAGCCTTTACTGCATTAACAACGGTGTCAAATGTTAGAAACAACGAATTAGATGATTTCGTTTTTGCCATACTTACAACACCTTCCAAATTACTAAAACTACTTTCTTGTATTGAATTAGCTGAACTTGATTTGACTAAAAGTGTTCTACCCGCCTTGTTATTTAGTTGTTCTTGTTCTGTTTGTTCATTAGTTGTGTTATTTAATTTTTCATTTTGTTTAGATTTAACAAATTGTTTACCAGTTTTATTATTGGCAGTCTTTCTTACCCTGTTACCTTTAGTTTGTTGTTGAATAGCTGATTCAACAGTTTGTTGAACAGCTGGTTGAACAGCTGGTTGAACAGTTTGTTGAACAGCTGGTTGAACAGTTTGTTGAACAGCTGGTTGAACAGTTTGTTGAACAGATGGTTGTTTAGTAGTTTTATTTACAACTCTCCTAGTTCTAGTAGTTGTACTAGAAGTTTGTTGAGTTTGATTGGATTGATTGGATTGACTATTAGGTGTTTTATTGGCAACTCTCCTAGTTCTACCACCTTTAGTTTGCTGTACTTGATTAGATGTATTATTCAAAGACAAATCAGCTGCATTAGCGTTAACAGCTGCATTAGCGTTAACAGCTGCATTAGCGTTAACAGCTGCATTAGCGTTAACAGCTGCATTAGCGTTAACAGATGCATTAGTGTTAACAGCGGCAGCAGCAGCATAAGTGTTAACAGTGTTAGTAGCGTTATTAGATTGATTATTATTCGACATTAACATAATATAAATATATTTCCTTAAATAAATATTATTATTTTTTTTAGTTAAAGCTAAATATTATCAAGTCTAGCAAATTATATTTTAACTCTATTTTCAATATCTGTTTTGACAAGTTGATTATAGTTATTTACTATTTCCTTAAAATTAATATTAATTTCATCCCAATATTCATCCCAATTAATATTTCCAATTAAATCTTTTTTATTTATGTAAATTTTTAAATGATTATTTAAGTTTTGATAAATAACAAATTTCATGATTATTTCTATAAATTTTTTAAAATATGGAATAAGTTGGATTTTGACTAAATATTTTTCTTCTATTGTTACATTATATATATCCCATATTTCATTTAACAATATACGGTTATTATTTTCATAAATAAAATACAAATTCATCAAATTAACAAGTTTTTCTAATTTATTGAATTTATTGTTAGGATTTCTTTTATATTTATTTATCATAGTTGTAACTTCTGGAACTAGTTTTGTATATGCTAAATCCATTTTAAGAAATTTTTTAATTAGTTCAGGTAAATAAATAACATCATATAACGAATATCTCAAAACATGAAAATTTAATTTGTGAATATTAATTGTTATTAAATAAATTGGACCTGTTTTTTCTTCTATTTTTTCAAGTTCATCAAATTTTTCTTTAGTAATAATTTTGTGTTCAAGTAATAAATAATATATTGAACATCTTCCCTGTATATTATTTTCAATATGATAATAATCACACAAAAATCTTGTATCATAAAAATTTGAACAGAACTCATTAATTAATTTTTTATCAATTAATAATTGGTCAAACATATAAGGAACATCCAAAGATTCAGCTCCATGTAATATTTTATAAATTTGTTTATGGGTAATTAATTTAATTAATATTTTATGATTTTGTTGTGTTAATTCTGGTGGATATAAAACAAATATATATGCATCATTTGAATCATTTTCAAGGTTAATCTGCATTAATGCTACATCTCGTTCTGTTTTCCTAACTTTATTAAATTCAAAATCAATACCAATATAATGAATTTGGTTAATGTTTTTATTTTGATTTTCAATAAATTTATTAAATATATCACTCATAAAATTTTGTTTTTGTTCATTATCAACTTTCAGAATAAAGTAAGTTTTTTTATTTAAATTTGGGTAAAATTCATTAGACCCTTTTAATGTTAAATCCCAATTCATAATTATATTAAATAAAACCAGAAAATAAAATAATAATTTATAGTTTGTCTAATATTTTTATTAATTCAGCACGATTAGATTGAATAAGATTTTTATGTTTTGATGAGTTTTGTTCCCAGATAAGAGTACTATTAATAATTTCATCTTTTTTCATTCTAAAATGATTTTTAATAACATCTTCAAAACCATTAGGTGGATTTTTAATCATATCAATCATTGCTAATTTAATTGTATGAGGTTGGCGCTCTTCATTATATGTATTTGACTTTAATTTTCCATTTTCCGAATTCATTTCACGTTCCCATCCTGGTTCATTAAAATATGGATTCTCAACCAAAATTAATGATTGAATAGATATCATTACTTGAAGAAATGTAGATGTTTTTGGTTGCCATTTTTCACCTTCTTGACCTGACCATGTTCCAAGTAAACTGAGACAAACTTTGCCACTATCATATAAATTAGGATTAAATCGGACTTGTCCATTACCAGTTGTATGAATTAAAACTTGCGGTTCTTTATTTGGATAATCTGTAGGGAAATATGCATGAAACTCAAATAGACCATTTTCATAAGGAGTATCTTTTGGACCACAAATTAAAAAACTAAATATATTGATATTATTTTTTGGAACACGAACCCAAATAGTTGACTCCCAATTTAATGGTAGACTTGTTTTAAAACTAGAAATTTCTGATAAGATTCTCATTAGGGCTTTTTGTTCAGGTTTTTCTTGTTTATGCTTGTAAAAACGATGTGATGATTGCACTTCATATGTACCAAATTGTAATGGTTTCATAATTTGACAATATTGTTCTTTAATATTTGTAGTAATAACAATTTTATTAATTGGTTCTTGATATTTTGATAAATACCAATCAGATATACAATATATTTGAAGTAAGTTTTCATTATCTAATGATTCTTTTGATGTTTTAAATAACAAATCAATGTCTTCATATAAACTTTTGAGTCCACATCCTATTTCATTAATTATATGTTGTGAAATTGTTTTACCAATTAGACTTGAAAGAATACTAAAAATCTGGTTAAATAACTGTTGATTTTTATCAAATTCTAACATATTAAGATCCTTAATTTGATTAATAATATAGCTAATCACAGATGATTCATTAATTGTATTAATAGTTGTTTCATTTATCATTTTATCAATCTTTGCTAAACTTTTTGTCAATTCATCTTTTTGTAATTCTTGTTCTTTAATATGTGCTTTAATATCCCATGTTTGAGAGCCATCTGTGCCATAACCAATACCTGATTTCCAATATTTTCCTGAATTTGTAATATTTTGAGATTTTGGAGCTGCAATTTTAATATTAATCTTTTCTAAACTATAATCTTTAGTAATAGAAGCAAAATTAATAAGTTCATATTCTAAATCACTATATGAAATAGTAGGGTTTGAATTAGATGATGCATCCGGAATTATATAATCAGGAATTACAATTTCAAGTTGGTTCCCCAAACAGGAAATTAAATAATCAAGAGTAATAGTTGGACACCAATTTTCTAATTTTAATATATCTAGATTTATTAGACTAAACATAAGTGGTAATTTAATTTTTGGTTTAACATATTCAAGTTTTGGTGGAATAAATGGATAAGTTTTAGGTTCAAGTTTTAGTCTCATTTCCATGTAATCATAACCAAAATCTTTTTTAATTTGACTAAAAATTTCGCCAGCAGGTGTATTTTTATTAAATTTAAATCGTAATATTAATGTGTATGGATTTGTTGGTTCAGGTATTATATAATGCATATAATTTTTATTACGATTTATAATTTTTATCTCATTTATAATTAGTTGTGAAATTTGATTAGGATTTAGTAAAAGCTCTTTTGGAATTTTATTAATAAAAGTTGTTTTTTTCGATTGTTCTATTAATTTATTAAATTCATTACCAAGTTTATTATAATCAATATTTGTTTTTGTATATTCATCGAACTTTTGAAAAATATGAAATGGGTCTGAAAACTTTGCATTCTCCCACTTTTTCTCATTATCAAGTATTTTAGACATTTCTTCTAAAATATTTATTGGTAGTTTACTTTTGAATACCATCTTGATATTAAAATTATTAATGTCAAGATTATCAATAACTGATTCTGCAAGACAATACTTGTTAAAATCTGTTATTATTTTAACTGGATATGAATCAACATCAAAATGAAAAGTTACATCACTTATAGATTCATTATATTTAATAAGTTTAATTACTTTTCCATTTATTGGTTTATTAACTAGACAACTTATAGTATTAATTAAAGTATTAATATCTGGTGACATTACATAAAGTTATTATTATATAATAATACTCATATTCAATTTTTATAAAGTAAATATGTATATTATTTCTTGTAAAGCAATTAGCTTTAATTAATAAATGAAATAGATTAGATTAGCAAATGAACATGCTCACTATTGACCATCATCTGAAGCAACAGCAGCAGCAAGTGCCAGATGCTTAAGACATCCTTCACCAACAAAAGCAATCTTTTCGCTAACTCGGTTATAGCCTTCATGTAACAGAGCCTTAAGAAATGATTCCCATGGACTCACACTAACCTTGACAGAACCATCTTCCTGAACTTCATACTTGTAGTCTCCAGTAAATACTTGAAACATTAGTGCTTGTGAATAGCCACTTACAAGTTGAACACCTCGAGAAATGTTAGTTGCAGGAAATCCTGGAGTCTTGGCATTAAGGTTCCAAAAAATCATTCGAGGGAGATTATATCCCTTCTTTTTGAAGGCAGCTTCAATGCGGTTAAGAAATGTCTGTTGGAATTCAACTTCATCTATAATGAGTACTTGTTCATCAAATCCCTCATCTGTAAGAAACAGCATAGCAAAGTCAACATCCTTAACACCCTTTTTAACCATCATTGAAAGAAGGAGACGATATGTAGCATCGACATTTGTCCCAAATCCCATAGGACCTTTAGCAATAGTTTGAAAGTGGTCAAACACATCAGACTTATCACTCATATCCAGATGGAATACTTGAGGATTATCAGAAAAGCTAATACAACATCCTGGTAGAGTACTCAGAGAAGAAGCCAGAATTCCAAGACCAATCGCAATGAAATCAACTTGTGCACCACACATGGAACCAGAAGTATCAATAACTGGAATCACATTACGAGGGTCAATAAAGACTTCACCAGTTTTGGCTGCTTCTTCGCGTGCTTCCTCAACAATCTTGGTAATTTCTGCCTTTAGCTTTGAGACAATATCTTTCCACTGAGCAGAAATTACATGACGTTCAGTTGAACTGAGCTTAGCATATCTTTGCTTAACATGTTCAGAAATAATCTTAGACAGCTTGTCGAGATCCTGAGCAGCACCCTTGATTTTGCCATCAATAAGAGCCTTGACCAGATTCTGTCGACATTGAACACGGTCGGGATTGTCAGGATGACGATTACCCGTTTCAAGTTCACTCTCAGAAGGAGGTACCTTGAGTTTTTCATTAGCAAGTGCCTTGCGGTACTTGGTCATGAATCCTGCAGGAGCTTGACCATGTGGAATGTGTTGCCAAGTTCTAGCATCAGAATCTTTTGCACACATCATTGTCTCGCCAACAACTAGAAACTGAGTAAGCGCAGAAATAATATGACGAAACACCATTTGACAGTAATTAAGACGTCTTCTTGCTGTGTCCTTAGCACTTCGAATATCTGAATCTAGTAGGTCAGTAATACCTCCATTAGGAAAGTATACCTGAACTAGAAAATTAGTGCGGTGACTTGAATTACTATGGTCTTCACGTGCAAACCACTTGGCAGCAAGACTAAGTTTTTTGTCACCTTGAAGTGTTCTGATTTCAGAAACAGACATCTTCTTTAGTCTCTGATTGAGTTCAACTGCTTCATCCTTAGTTACCTTACTTAGAGGTTTTCCAAAGATAGCTTGACAATCAATATCAAGATAATTCTTGTAGACATTAAGACATCCATTGACAACATCAATACAATCACTCATGTATGAGATGAGGTAGTCAATATCTCCAAAGTAGCCATATTCAGGAACTAGAGAAAGAAGAGCAACACAAGTCTCAGGAAAGATTTGGTAAATCTTCTTGAAAAAGTAGTAGAACAGAAGACGTGACTTTTTACCTGGAACACGAACTGAACGCAGATAAAACATGTATCGAAACATTAGTTCATATATCCTTGCTCGTTCTTCATCAGACTTGGTACGAACAGTTTCAATAATCTGACTAAAGAGATCATCAAAAAGTGTAAGCATATCTTCATCAAGCATTGCTTCTTTTTGACAAGACTGAGGCAGAACCATCTTATGGTCAAAAGCCATCAATGCTGCTTCAACAGTTTCACCAAGACTTGAATAATTAACATCACCATTCCAAGTGAGGCCAGTTTTCAGACTTTGGTTAGAGGTCTCTGCAGCGATACTTGCAAAAGTAGCGCGGAGGACATCAGTAGTAGTATTAGTAAAAGTAGTATTTACAGACTGCATTACAAGTCTAGATAAATTGTTAAAATAAAATATTTATTTTTCAATTTTTTTAAATATACCAACTAAACTAGTTATATAAATATCACTAAAAGTAGATTTAGATGCCATATTTTCCAAGTCAGATAAATCTGATATTATATGAGGAATTTTTACTAATATTATTTCATTTTCAATAATTTTTAGCAAAAGTTCTTTCAAAACAACAGATAATGAATAACCATTACATTTAATTATATTAGTAACTATGTTATGAGCCTTATCAAAATCATTATCTTTATTATATAATATTTCTAAAATTTGATTTGTTTCTTTATTAGATGGTACACATGATGTTTCCCAACATAATTGGTTTGTTATAAAATTTGTTTGCATTGATATTGTTTGTATTAAATTAATAGCTTTTCTTAAATCACCATTGGCTAATGTTGCAATAGTTTCAATTACTTGCGATTCATATTTTATATTTTCTGCATCAACAATTTGATTTAATTTTATACATATATGATTTATATCAATATTACTAAATCTAAAATTAGCACATCTAGACCTAATTGCTGGAATAATTTTATTCTCATAATTACATATTAAACAAAATCTAATAGTCATTGAGTATTTTTCAATAATTCTTCGTAAAGCAAATTGCGCATCAAATGTCATTGAGTCTGCTTCATCTAATATAATTAATCTTACACCTTTTTGAAACATATTTGATTTTTCAGCAAAACCTTTAATATCTTCTCTTACTGAATTAATGCCCCTATCATCAGATGCATCTAACTTCATAACCATTAATCTCATATTATTTCCATAAATCTCTTTTGCTAATGCCATTATTGTTGATGTTTTACCTGTTCCTGATGAACCATGAAATAAAAGATGGGGAAGTGAACCTCCAATTAATAATTTTTTTATAGTCTCAATATTTTGGTCATGACTAATAATTTCATCAATTGTTTTAGGTCGATATTTTTCAACCCATGGTAAAAAATCATTTTGATTTGCAACTGACATATTATAATAACTAATTAAATATTCTTTATATTATTATTCAAAAATTAAATTGTAATCATTATATGATATATCATCTTCATAAACTGAATATACTCGTCACAACCTTTAATCAGATTTTGGTCAATATCTGCAATTTTATATAATATATTTGATTTTTGTTCACTTGATAAAGATGAATCTAATATATAATTACGAAAAGACATTACCTGATTTACCATTGAATATCCCTCTAAAAATAAATTATTTACTATTTTATCAACCATAATAGTATTTTTTTTAAATGCATAATTCATTAATTCATTAAATTTTATTGATGGAATAATCCCAGAAATTTCTTCTAATAAATTATCATTCACATTATCACCATATGAATTATAACATTTTTGAAGCAAACTAATGGCTTTTCTTAAATCACCACGACAAATTTCAATTATTTTTTTTAATGATGTATCATTACAATTTAAGTTTTCTTTTACACAAATATACTGAAGTTTTTTTATTATTTCATCTGAATCTATTGGCTTAAATCTAAATAATGAACATCTAGAAATTATTGGGTCAATTATTTTATTGTGATAATTACAAATAATGCAAAAACGAGTTATTTTTGAATATTGTTCCATTATTCTTCTTAAAGCAAATTGTGAATCATGTGTCATTGTGTCAGCTTCATCTAAAATGATTATTTTCCATGGCGGAGCATCTTTGATAGTTTTAATTGATTGTTTTGCATATATTTTTATTTTTTCTCTAATAACATTTATGCCTCTTTCATCTGATGCATTCAATTCAATTATTCTATCAGAATAATTTTCAGTACCAAAAAGTTCTTTAGATAAAGCCAATATTGTTGATGTCTTACCACAACCTGATGGACCGAAGAAAATAAGATGTGGTATATTTTTAGTTCGGAGTGAAGCTTTTAATGATTTAACTACTGTAGCTTGTGCGCTAATTTCATCTAAATTACTAGGTCTGTATTTTTCAACCCATAAGTTATTTTTATTAATCATCTAAATAATATTAATAAATAAATAAATTTCCCTTAAATCAATTTATATGAAAAAATCTTCCTTAGTAAAATTCCTTGAATTATCATAGGTTGACGCTACACGCCAGCAGTAAAGCTCATTAGATGAATGAGATAACCTTGGTTTCAAACCAAAATCTTTTCTGATTGAATTTTCAGTTATATAGATACGTTGACCACCTATTTCATATGACAAAGTATTAGAACCAATACCATAAATAGTATGTTCTTCTTCATCAGAATGGTCAGTATCAAAACCCTCAAACTGTCTTAGACAATGAACTAATTCATGACCAAAACTAATAAATTGCGGCAATCGTTCAGATGAAACCAAACCATTTTGATTTTTATTATCAATAAATGACAAATCAAGTTTCATACAAGTTGGTTTACAACTAATAATCTGATGTAAATTATAATCATCTGATAATTGTAATACTGATTTATTTAAAACATCAACATTAACAAAATAAGGAACACTCGGTATTACAATCAAAACATGTTTCGGACCAAGATATCTTATTTTAGGATATATGTAATTAGATTCAATTTCAGTATCATAGTTAGCGATTTTAATATGACACCTATTGGATATAAATTCAGTTAACTTGTTAAGTAATATTTTTCCAATTGGTTTCTCTGCGAGTTTAACACAGAAATTTCGAATCATCATTCTCCATTCATCTTCTTTTAGATGAATATGATGAGTATCAAAGTAATCAAATTTAAAATTAAGCCTATTGTAAAAGTCCATTAACTAATAATGAACTATAATAATAAAATAAAAAAATCAATTTTTTTTCTATTAAAAAAAACTACAAGCAATTTTTTAATTTAATTATAAATAAAATCTACTATTTTATAATTAAATGACAGAATTATGGTATCATAATCCAAAAGTTCTAATTGATAATTTAGATGAATTTTTTCCAGATAAACATCTCACTAGAGTACAAAAAATAAATTCACTTGTAAGATTTAGTATTTATTATACAGTTTTAATTTTAGTATCTAGGCAGGAATTAAAATGGTTATCAGTAGGTATTATTGTTGTATTAATTAGTATGTTTTTAGGAAGCACAGAATCTTTTACTAGTAAAGATAAAACTATTAGTTCAAATATTTGTCAAAAACCAACTAAAGCTAACCCATTTATGAATTATACATTGGGTGATTTAATTGAGACACCAGATAGACCAAAAGCATGTGAATATGATGATATTAAAGCTGAAACAAGAAAAGAATTTAGGTCTCATTTATATTCAGATTCATCAGATATGTGGGGAAAATTTATATCAGACAGAAATTATTATACAATGCCAAATACAGAAATTGTAAATGACCAAACAGGATTTGCACGATGGTGTTTTGGTAATACTTTTTTACAAAGTAAAAAAGATATTAGTGACGACTTTGTAGTTGGTAATACTTTTTTACAAAATAAAAAAGATATTAGCGACGACTTTGTAGTCGGTAATACTGGTGAATGCAAATCATTTGGTACTAATTGTCTCAAACAAAGAGACCCAACATATCATAGAGGTAGATTTACAACATTAGATGATGAAGACTTTTTGTAACAAAATATATTAACTAAAATAATTAAAAAAATAAAATATATGTAATTATAATGAGCTATTATTCTTTTATAGAATCTGTTAATGATGCAGTTAATGATGTTGGAACTAAAAAAATAGATAATAAAGTTAAAGATAAATTTTTTGTTAGAGAGAATCCAAGTCAAAATGTTCCGGGTTATCATAAAATGAGTCAAGAAAAATGTGAGGTTGTTGATAGTGAAACTAAATTACTAACTCCTGGTGTTCAAACAAAAGATAAAACTCAATTAGTTTTAAAAAAAGATTTTGAACCATCAAATTATGCTGTTAACTATGAAGATGGCTTGAAAAAATTTAAAACACAAAAAACTGGTTTTTATTATAATAATAGAGATGTTGGCCCAGGAAGAGGTTTTGGTAATTTAAATATAGCAACAGAAATCAGAAATGGTGATGCATCTAGAACTGATACTAAAGAACATAGAGATAAACAAGAAGGACAACAAATGTTTGATTATCAATTCCAGTATTTAGACAAAAATTTTCAAGACCCAAAACATATAGTTATGCCAATACCAAGAGGCGGTGTTCAAACCAGAAAACAAACTCAATTATCAGTTAATAATATGAGAACATTTCAAAATGATAATAATGAGTTAACACAAACAATTAAATTTAATTATTAATTATTTAATGAGTTTGATAAATAATTAATTCTTAACTAAATATTAAGATGGAAATTAATAAAACTAATTTAACGAAAGAACAATTAATTGTAAAAAAATGTTTAAAATCATATTTAACTGGTAAAAAATATTATGAAACTGATATGGATAAGTCTTATGATTATCTCAAACAATGTATTAGAATTCTAAATGATATTAAAGAAAAAAATATTTCGATAGATAATAATTTATCAAGTATTATTGAAGAAACTGAAACAGAATGCAGCAGATTTTTAACTATAGCAATTGAAAAAACAATAGAAAAACCATTATCTAATAAAATATTTCCTTCATCAGATAACAAAGAATTATTTGAAATAATCGAAACTGGAAATATTCAAAAACTTAAAGAATATAGTTATAATTCTATTAATTTTGATATTTATAATGAACAAGGATTAACACCACTTCATTATGCTATAAAATTTGGTGATGTTACATTTTTAAAACAATCTTTTAAATTAGGTGCATGTATTGACCAAACAAACAAAAATGGTCACACACTTTTAGAATTTGCTTGTCTAGAAAAAGACCCAAATATAATTAATTTTTTAATAACACATGGTACAGATATGAAAAAACACTTGAAATTTAGGGAAGGTAAAAAATATTTTAATAATGGAAATCAAATAGATATTTCATTAATTGAGAAAATTATAATGGATAATAATCAGTCATCAACTGTTATTAAACATCTTAGTTTTATATTTAACTATATAAAAGAGACAGAACCAATACATATTGAATATTGTGATACAAATAATTCAACAATATCAATAAAAAAAATATTATTTATTGATTTAGTAAAAAAACTAGATAATTATTTAGATACAATTAATAAAGAACATACTAATACATTTATTAGTATAATCAAAGAAGAATTAAGTTATGATTTATCAAATAAATTAGGTTGTCCGACAGACAAAATTCAGTTACTATTATATAATTTGGTCCCTTTTTTAGATTATCAAGACAGTTTAAAATTAAACTGGTTAATAAGTGTAGAAATAAAATATATTATATTAAAAATTCTTAAAAATAAAATTAAGATAAATACAACACAACTTAAAAAAGAGTTAAAAGAAATACTTTATATTTCTTATATAAAACCAGAAATAATACCCGAAGGTTTAATTCAATTAATAGTATTACAATGGATTTATAAAATAAAAGTTTAATTAAAATAAGATTTAATTTTTTTCTAATTAATTATATATAATAATGAGTTCTAACCGTTTAATTTATGACAAATGTGCTTATGCTACAACTATTAAGGAAAGTACAGGCCCTTTAGAATATAATTTATTTAAAGGTAAATATGAATTATGTAAAAAATGTGATGTTGGTGATTTTACTAATAGTCTTGAGTTTGGTTCTCGTGCTGATACTGAGAGTGAATTATATGGTTTAAACAGACCTGGAACAAGATGCCCTTCTCTTAAATTTGACCCTACTAAAGAATACAAAAATCCTGATTTTTCACCTGCCAAAATGTGTGAAAATATATATTACATTACACCAAACAATTTAGAAAAACCAACTAGCAATATGTTAAATGAAAAGAACTTGGGTCTTAATTCATGTGATTTACCCAAGACTAATGTTCTTAAAAATTAAATTATTTTAAATTAAAAATATTATATTTAATTTAAAAAAATCTACTATTTAGTATATAGACAATATGTCATTTAATAGAACTAGATACGATAATTGTGCTTATGATTTACAAATGGGTAGAAGCACTGGTCCTGGTGATTATAGGTTATTTGCTTCATTTGCTGAGAATAACAATCAATGTTTGTCATATGATGGTCCTATTGGTGCAAAATCAGATGTTTCAACTGCTAAAAAACCAATGGACTTGTGTTTTACAGACATGGCTCAAGTTGAATCTGAATTATCATGGAGAAATCAATTATTAACTAAATGCAATAATAATACATCACCTGTTGGTAATCGTGAATTACATCACAAGCCTACATGTGCAAAAAAACTTACTCCTGAAGATACTAGATTTACAAATCCTATTGATAATTATCGTTGCATGAGTTTAACATCTTATCAAGTTGAGCCTTATTTACATGTTAATCCTCAATGTCATGTTCAAGAATCAAGAGATAGATCTGGCATGAACTCAAGATTACATATGAAAGATATTTATAAAAATATTACTAACTAATTTTGTTAGTTAAAATAAAAAAAAATGTATCTAATAATAATATGTCAAGTATTTTATTAGGCCCATTAGTTAAAAACAAATCAAAATTAAATTCAATCTATAATTCTAATTTATCAGGTAAAATTAGTATGATTGAAAAACAACAGGCTAGACAAAATTATAATCAGCCTGAATACTTAAAACAATTTGATGAATTAACATTTGATAATATTGATAATCCAGTTGGTGTTAATGAATCATATATGACTATAAAAGGTATTAATCCATCACTCCAAAGAAATATAGATTTCAATAATGGATATTCTAATTTTCAACATTCTGATATGCATTATGATGTTGTCAATAAAGATAATTTTACGCATAATAATATGATTCCAAATACTTCAAAAAGAGATTTTTCAATGAATTTATCTCATTCTGATAGGGTTCAACGAAAATTACAAGTATTTACTGGTAATGATCCAAATTATTGTTTTAAAAAAGAAAAAGTTCCATTATTTGAACCAATGGCAGATTTAAGTTGGGTTAATGGTATGCCTGTTGTTGCAGATAAATTAGTTAATAGATATCTACCATCTAATAAAAATAACTTTGGTGATTTACCATTTCAAACAGACATCAAAGTTAGACCAGGTATTGAATTTCAGAATCAAGAAGGTAATTATGCTGTGTACCGTATTAATCCACGTAATATTGATACACTAAGAAGTGAAATTAATCAAAAAGTAACATATGAAAATAAACCTCTTGAAACTATTAAAAAAGGTGAATTTAGATCACCAGACCCAACATTAACTAAACATAAACTCCCTAATTTTAGAGAAACTAAATTTGGTGATTTATTACCATCTAAATCTAATATTCAATTTCAAAAACAAACAGGTAAATACACTAATGTTTTCACTCAAAGAAATGAGACTGACACATATTATACTGGTCATGCTGTTAATACCAATAAAGGTGATGGTCCTGATAAATCTAAAACAAAATTTGAAGCAGCTAAACGTGAAACATATATGAATGACCCAACACATGCTATTAATGCTGTAAATAATAAACCAGTTATGACCAATGCTTCTTCATTTACTAATTATGAAACACAAAGAGCTACAACAAACACAGAACAAAAGGGTCCATTGTCGAATGCATTAATTGGAGGTGGTGGAAATTATACAGTAGACTATAAAGATTTACCATCAACAACTTTACGTGAATTAATGATTAATGGTAATACTAATATTGGTATAGTTGGTTCACAACAACAAGCAAATTATATTTTTTCAAATGATATGGTATTACCTACAACACATAGACAAAATACATCACATTCTATGGTTACTAATGCTAGAGGTGAAGAAAATAATGCACCTGTATATAATAACGATGCAGCTAAATCAACAATAAGACAGAATACATCACATTCTATGGTTACTAATGCTAGAGGTGAAGAAAATAATGCACCTGTATATAATAATGATGCAGCTAAACAAACAATAAGACAAAACATATCACATTGTATGGTTACTAATGCTAGAGGTGAAGAAAATAATGCACCTGTATATAATAATGATGCAGCTAAATCAACAATAAGACAAAACACATCACATTCTATGGTTACTAATGCTAGAGGTGAAGAAAATAATGCACCTGTTTATAATAACGATGCAGCTAAATCAACAATAAGACAGAATACATCACATTCTATAGTTTATGGTGTAAGGGGTGAAGAAAATCAAGCACCTATTTATAATAATGATGCAGCTAAATCAACAATAAGACAAAATACATCACATTCAATAGTTTATGGTGTTAGAGGTGAAGAAAATTCAGGATATTCTGAACTAACTGATAGAGCTAAAAATACAATTAGACAAATGACATCATACACAACACCTGAAATTAATATCAAAGCTGATGTTTCTAAAGTTTATTCTAATTTACAAGATGATGCTAGACCAACTATTAAGCAAACTACATTAATTAGTAAAAGACCAACTGGTAATATATCTTATGCATTATCTAATTATACAAGAGATAATAATGATGTAGCTAAATCAACTATTCGTCAAACAACTGAAAATACTCAATATATTGGTCATATTGGTGCACAGGAAAGTGGTTACACTAAAGATGTTAATGATAAAGCTAGACCAACAATTAAACAAAGTACTTTATATTCATCTCCAGCTGGTAGAATGACTAATACTAATATGGGTAATTATTCTAGAGATAAAACTGATACAGCTAAAACTACAATTAAACAAACTACATTATTACAAAATTATGTAGGTGGTTTACATGGTGAAGTTGATGCCCAAATATCTCATGAAGCATCTAATAATATGGAACTTGATGATAGAAGAGAACTATCAAACCGTAATCGTGCACCTAATGGTAAAGGTGATATGAATGGACCATATATTAATAAAGAAAATGTAAGAATGAATAACAGAAAAGAATTATATAATTATGTATCACACCCGCATAAACCATTAGATATGAGTGTCACACCAACAACATCAAGAAATACAATAGAAACTGTATATTCAACAAGTAAACCAGTTATAGAAACTTCTAGTTATTATATAAATCCTAATTTTATAAATACATTAGAAAATAATCCATTAGTTAATGATATATATCATCAAAAAAATAATTAAAATAATATATTAGACTTTAATAATTCCAATATTAATATCCTTAATAATATCTTCATAAATATCTAAAATTAAATTCTCTTCTTCTTTCTCATCATTTTTAATAATTTCATCTTTATGAGACAGAATAATATCATTCATATAATCATATGCAGAAATAATATGACTTTTCGACCTTGCTCCAGTAATTATTATATTGCCTTTTTGAAACACAAAAATACTAACTTCTTTTTGTTCAGGATTTTCTATTAAAGGTACAAATTTTATAATAACACAAGCTCTTATACACGGTTCATATGATGATTTAATTTTTTTCTTAAGTAATAAGTGAAACAATTTAGCTCTATCAATTTGCATAGATACTTGATAATTTGAATTAATCATGTCAATTTTAAAATCTTTAACAGTAATATCTGATGGTTCTTCAATAAATATTTTTTCAGATATTTTTCCATTTTCAATTTTTGCTTTAATTTCTTTTAATCTTGTAATTAATTTATTGAGAGCAAAATTTATGTTTTTTAATGACTTACAACCAGACATTTGAACTGAACCATTCTTGAAAAGTTTCATATTTATTTTAGGTACTTCATTCAAATCTTTAGTAGGTCCATTAGTAGTTCTCATGACTACTGTTATTTGATTATAAAAATGATTCTTTGAAGTATCTTTCTGTTTGTTTTTATTATCATATTTTTTAATTCGTTTTGGTTTATTTTTAATATTGATTAAACTTCTTGTTCTTTCTTTATTCATTTTAACAGTTAAAACATCATCTGCATTTAATTGTAAATATTGTTCTATATTAGGTATATTTAACCTTGTGTTTAATTTACATGACGCACACATTGTTGATACACTAACTCCGTTAGGTAATCCATTAATTTCTTTCGTATTAACATTTAAATAATCTTTAAATTCGAAAGTATCCCATCTTGATTTTATAGACATAAGTTATATATTTAAAGACCTATATCTTTAAGTATTAATTTTCATTTTTTATTTTTGGATATTTTTATATAATATATTTTATAAAAAATTATGTAATATATATATAATGACGATTTATTGGTATTCTATTGCTATTAATTTACAATCAGATAATATTTTTAATGGATATTTTAGTGTAGATAATAATATAGTTACTGCATTTTATGAAGAATTTGATGGTTCAACTGATTTTAATAATAATATATTGGCAGATAATAACTTTTATGATGCAGACTATCAATTTATAAATAATAATTTTTCGAATGGGGGTACAAACATAAAATATATGAATTACTATAGCAATCCAGCTTCACCTAATTATAACTCATCATATACTTTTTTTAACTTATATATAGCTGGTAATTCTAGTAACTTTTTGTCCCCATTGTTATCAAATGGGAATACTGTGGATGATTTCGAGGTGATATCCACGATACAATCCATTGTTAATAATAGTAAACAAATAGTAAAAATTATTGGTTCTAACCTTAATAATAGTAAACAAATAGTAAAGCTTATTGATTCTAGCAGAATTAAAATGGGATTAAATAATACGACCGCATTAGTTAATGCAAATAATCATAAATTATCTCATAAAAAGACCAAGTTATAAAATATACTATTTTTGGATATTTTTATACAATTTATTTTATAAAATATTATGTGATATATATATATGAATAAACTTTTATTAGTGGATTCTAGAGTTAATTATCAACCATATGTTGATGCTAAGAAAGAAGATGTTAACTATATTGTATTTAAATATTTTACAGATACTTTTGATTCATTATTGCAAAAAATATCTCAGAATACATATCAAGAAATTGGATTAATTCAACATGCTAATTTTACATCAGGTTTTAATATTTTGCAAAAAGAAACTACTGGTTCTAATAATGATGTACCTAGTTTGCAAAGCGAACTAGCTAGCTTGAACCCTTTAGGGTCCAATGTACCACCATATACAACATTTGACGATATTCTTAATTTCCTTTGTGAACTTGGTAAATTGGGAGTTAAAACGTTTGATTTCTTAGGATGTGAATTATTTGACCCTGATAAAACACCTGCTATTTTTACTTATTTAAAAGAAAAATCAGGAATACATTTAAGAGCATCATCTAATTTAACCGGTTCAAATGGTGGTGACTGAATTATGGAAAGTGATAATACTAATATAATGAATACATATTTTACTGAACAAATAAATAATTACACAGGTACATTACAAGCTTATTCTAATTATTCATTTAATAGACAAACTTATGTAACAAAATTTACATGGAATTCTAATACTAATAAGCTAACTAATAAACGAATTGAATGGTTAAATAAAGATATTAATGGAAACCCATTAAATCCTACAGTAAATGTAGATGGTTCACAAATATTAAAAACTCCAGGTTATGGAGTAGTTACGTGGGGTGTTTCTGATTATGGTGGTACCTTACCATCTGGTTTATCAGATGTAGTTTCAATCTATTCGACAGGCTTTGCGTTTGCTGCCTTAAAATCAGATGGGTCTGTCTTTGTGTGGGGTGATTCTGATTATGGTGGTAATTCATCTCTTGTCCAAAATAATTTATCAGATGTAGTTTCAATCTATTCGACGGATTCTGCGTTTGCTGCCTTAAAATCAGATGGGGTTGTCGTTACGTGGGGTAATTCTAATTATGGTGGTGATTCATCTGCTGTCCAAAATAAATTGTCTGGTAATGATTTTAAAGTAATTAATGTTTATATGAATTATTATGCGTTTGCTGCATTGATTAGAAATTATAGAGCATTTGCATCTATATATACTTTAGCTGGTTCTGACCTTAATAATAGTAAACAAATAGCAAATATTATTAGTTCTAGTAGAATTAGAATGGGATTAAATAATACAACTGCATTAGTTAATGCAAATAATCATAAATTATCTCATAAAAAGACCAAGTTATAATTAAAATTTATATTCAAATAATGAAAAATTATTTTAATCTAAATTAAAATAATAATGACAAATTATAAAAATATATTATATGAAAATAATCAATTGATTAATATTATTGATTGTAATAATAATTCAAATACTTATTTATTATTTATATATTATACATGTTGTATTCTAGGTGGTTATGAAAGTATTGATTATTTAATTCATTTATTAGTATTTAATATAATAAAATGCATTAATGTAGATATGGAATTATATTATCCAGGTAGTGTTGATATTGAATCACGAATGAATGAAACAAAAGATTATTATAATTATTATTCGAAAGAAGAAAAAGAAAATGTCAATAAATTTATTAATAATTTAAAAACTGATAGCAAAATAAAACAAGAATATAAATTAGATATTATTAAAGATATTTTATCAAATACAATATCATTAAGAGGTTTTAACCAAAAAATAAATTATGGAAAAGTATATTGGGGTAATTTATGGGTTGTAAAAAACTATTTTATAAATAATAAAGATATTGAAATTATGAAAAATATAATGAAAAAAAATAAATCAGAAGATATACTTAAGATATTTAAAATTTATTTTCAAGTTCCACAATTAATGAATGTAGATAATAATTATAAAGATAATAGAGATGCATTAATGAAGGAATATAATTTTTGTATTGATAATGATAATTATAAAAAGTCTCAATTAGGATGTATAGAAAAAAAATATACACATATAACAAATTTAATAACATCTTTAATGAATTATGGTGATTGTCGTGAACTAGCATTAATATTAGAGTTTTATTATTGTATGAGAGAATGGTTTAAATATTTATTATATTTAAAAGATTTTGAAAAGAATGAAAACAAAATAATAAAATTAATAAAAAATCAAAAAAGATTATTTAGTGTAGATATATATTTTGATGCATATAAAGATAGGAAAGATAGGTTTTCAACAGTAAAAGATTTTATTAAATTAACAAATCAAAAAAGTAATTTAACATATAATAAAAAAAAATATATGTTATATGAAAATCATAATTTTGTAATAAAACTAAGAAAAAAAGAAAATAGATATACTTACAAATGTAGTGATATAATGTATAATAAATATGATTTTAAATTAAATAATACATATTATGTAGGAGACTATATAGTAAATAATAAAAAACCAAAATTAAAATATCCATTTTTTGAATTTGGTAAAAATGATTTTAATGATTCTGTAAATGTTCTTGCAAAAATAAGACAAACAATGTTTAAAAATTTTACATATGTTGATAATTTAACTGATAAATTTTTATATTTGTCAAATGATTTTAATATTTCTGAAAATTTTTATGATATAAATAAATTTGTTGAAGAAAGAGAAAAATATTATTATTTATTAAGAAAGAAACATTATAATACAAAAATGTTTAAGGTTGAACATTATAGTGAAAATTCAAAACACTTACAATATTTTCTATTAGAAGACTTATAGAAAATCAGAAACTATCATATAATGGTCAGATATATTTGTTGGAACAATAAAAGCATATATTACTTTTAAATTAGATTTTTTTTGAAATATAATAAAATCAGTCTGATCATTTTGTGAAAAATTAGTTGCCAATATAAATTTATGTGTATTAATATAATTATTCCTTATATGTTCTGTTTTTTCTTCCCATTTTTTAAATCTATATCCATTATTTTTATTAAAAATATTAATATTAAAATCCCCACAAATAATATGATTATTGTTTTGAAAACTATCAACTAATTTGTGTAAATCTATAAATTGTTGAATAGTATGATTATCATTATAACCTAAATCAATTAGATTTTTATTATTTGTTTCATAATATTCTAAATGTATATTAAATATTCTGATATTTTTATTATTAAAGAAAACTTCAGCAGTTACAACATTTCGGTTAAGATATTTAAAACTATAAACTTCTGGATTATTTAATTTAATTTTACTATAAATACCATTAGCAAGATAATAATATGACCTATTTTCAGAATCGTAAAATTTACCATTTTGAGTAGAACCAATAACTCTATATTTATATCCAATATTTTCCATAAGCTTGTTGAAATATTCAAAATTAAAGTTATTTCTAATATATTCTAAATCAGTGATATCTTTTTCTATATCTTGTTCTGTTATAGGAACTAATTCCTGAAAACAATAAATATCTGCATTAACTTGTTCAAATAAATTAATGAATTTATTAATATCTCTTGGTTTTTCAAATGGATTCAATGCAGTACCGAATAATGGTGCAATGCCTTGATTACAACGACTTATAAAATTATGTAAATTAAAAGAAACAATTCTTAATGATTTTGAATTTATTTTTGATTTAATTTTTAAATCTCTGTTTTTACATGATTTATAAACAGCATTAATGTTAAAATCTTCCCCTGGATATAAATATGGTTTATCAGAACTATAAATAATAATATTTGGTTCATAACCATTTTTAATTATTTCAACTTGTGATGGATAAACATACTTTTTCATTGAATCATCATCAATCTTAAAAAAATTTAATGGTTCAGATTGTAAATTACCACCATTTAAATCAGAATAATATTCAATAGGATCTTCATTAGTATTTTCAATAAAATTCTTATCAATCCATTGTTCAACTTGTTCTTTATTAATTACTATATAATATCTAGTTTCAAGATACCATTTAATATTATTTAAAAAACTATTTTTACTAACTATTTTTTCTTCATCTTTCATTGTTTGTTCATTAAAAGTAATATTTTTTTCAGGTATTTTAAGTTTATATCCAAAATTAAACATTTGTCTAATAACCAATAAATCAGTAAATTGAGCAGGCCTATATCGTTTAAATCTTAGTATTAAATCATATTTAAGTCTTATAATCTTAAATCCCATAAAATAATAATAGTATTTTGGATTAGTAACTAGTTCTTTATAATTTTTTGCTCCAAATAATTTAGCACGATTATTTAATTCATCTTCCCATTGTTGGTTATAATTTTTGGTTCCCTTGTATGTAATATCAATATCTTTATCTAATTTTGTTTCAATATCTGATGGTTTAATAACATTGTTTTCAATCAATACACAATCAATATCATTTGCTTCACGAATACCATATGTAAATAAAACACCTGAACTAAAAATCATTAGTTTTTCAAACTCATTAAGCGAGTAATCATAAAAAAATTTTTTTGTTAAATTTAATAATTTTTGAGTTTTATACATATCAATTAACCGCCATGTTTTTTGTCTTTTTAAAAACTTTAATGAATTTTCATGAAAAAACATACCTGCATATTCATATGATTGATTATTATCATCTGAAACATGTAAATAATCATAACCTCTAGGATACTCATCTTGACCTGGTAAATATTTAGTTGTTTTAATATCTTCCTGAACAAAAATATTTCGTAGTTCCATTTTAAATTCTGCACTTTTTCCACTAATTGGTTTTTCTTTATTTGTTAAAGTATATACAATTATTTTTATTGTATTTGTATGATTATTATTTTCAAAACCCAAACGGTCAATTTTATATTGGATTAAAGTATTTGTTTTCATTCTTTTTTCTGTAGAATACAACTGATATATCATATTATATGCCATAAAATAGTCCATCTCAATATCTTTAATATAATGAATATCACCATTATCTTCTAGTTTTTTTATTAATTTATCCATTAATTTTGGATGTTTTAATGATGAAGGATATATAACAATAATTGATATATCTGTTGATGATTTAATATAATATTGCATAACATAATCATCAATTTTTCCTTTTTTTATTATATCACTAAATACATTCTCATTTTCTTGAGAATATTTTTTAATTGGTTCAAAATAATCTTTATATTTTATATTTTCATATAATGGTTTAATTTGTTTATCAGTACAACACCAATTTAATTTATACATTTATATAAAATTAGAAAAATATATTATTAAACAAAAAAATAATATATTAATTTACAGCCAATTCATTAAAATGTTTTCTACATACTGGAATATATGATTCTGAACCACCTACTAATATTTTATCACTAGAATTAGCTAATCTAAAACTAAATGGTGCTTCTGTTCCATCTTTACATACATTACATAGCGAGCTTAATTTATAACATTTATCAGCATGCGGTATCAAATTAAGAATTGTTCCTATTGGTTGTTGTTGGAAATCTCCATCTAAACCTCCAACAATAATATCAATACTATAATTATTTATCCATTTAGTAACTGTTGGAACCAGGTCATCAAAAAATTGACCTTCATCGATAACAATAGCATGATATTTTTTCAGTTCATCTTCTAATACATCATTTAATTTATTAATAACTATACATTCAACAGATTCATAATTATGAGAAGTTATTTTATTTTGATTATATCTAGAATCAATAACTGGTTTTAATACCAATACTTTTTTGTTTATTATTTGTAACAATTTAATTCTTCTGATTAGTTCTGTAGATTTTCCAGAAAACATAGGTCCAATTATAAGTTCTAATTTACCACACATTAATTGATTATGAAATTTATATGTTTAATTATATTTTAATCAATTTTTACTTTGTTATGGTTTAACTAAATATTTTTTGTATAAAACATATGACTGAAAAATTTCCAATTATTTTATCATTTGATGTTGGTGTTATTCATTTAGCTTATTGTTTAATGACAAAAAAAGAATTTATTAAACCAGATGGAAGCAAGAAAATAGACTGGGATATATTGGATTGGAATAATATTGATTTGACAAACAGAAGTGAACAAAATTGTCATTGTGGTGCAAAAGCCAAATTATCAAATACTGTTGATAATATTATAAAATATTATTGCAAAACACATGGAAAAAAAGTTGATACAACAGTTCAAGAATTTGATAAATGGATAAATGAATGCCATGATAAAAAATCAAACAAATGTGAATATAAAACAAAAATAGCAACATCTTGTAATAAATATGCATCTTATTATAGAACAACAAATGATTCATCTTGTTATTTTTGTACAACTCATGCCAAACAAATGTATAAATCAGAAACTAAAATCAGTCAACTAAAATCATTTAAATTAAAAAGTTCAACAACATTAAATTTTGATGATGTTAAATATGGATTAATCATGGAATTAGAAAATAGACCAAATTTATTAAATGCAGATTATGTAGTTATTGAAAATCAACCTTCATTTAAAAATCCGAGAATGAAATCAATTGCATCAACTATTTATGACTATTATTTAATTAGAGGAGTTATTGATAAAGCAACCACCAAATCTAATATTTTACAAGTAAAATTTATGTCACCTTCCAATAAATTAAAATTAGCTAGTGATGGAGATACTAAACAATTAATTAAAGTTAAAAATACAGATGATACTAAAGCATATAAATTAACTAAAAGTTTAGGCATTAAATATTGTATTGATTTAACTAATCATCTAGAATCATGGCAAAAACATTTTAATTCTCATAAGAAAAAAGATGATTTGGCCGATGCTTTCTTACAAGGGGCATATTTTTATATTAATAATGTTACTAATCATAAACAAACAGAACAAGTAACTAAAAATAAACAAACTGAACAAGTTACTAATCATAAACAAACAGAACAAGTAACTAAAAATAAACAAACTGAACAAGTTACTAATCATAAA